GCAGTTATTACCAATGCATTATTAGTCGATATTGACGTCGAATTAATTACGCTATTAGTGGTAGTATTGCTTGCTAGTATTAGTGTTGATGAACTAATTGCAGAATTAACTGTAGAATTACCTGTAGTAATTGCAGTAGATGTGATAACTGCATTAACTGTAGTATTACCTACATTAATTTGCGTCGTGCTTAAGTTAATATTAGCACCTACATTCATACCAGAAGAAGCATTAGCAGTCGTCACTAATGCACTATTAGTTGAAATTGATGTAGAATTAATTGTTGAGTTAACTACATTATTGCCGACATTAATTCTAGTTGTACTTAGATTGACATTAGCACCAACATTAATATCACTAGAAGCATTAGCAGTCGTCACTAATGCACTATTAGTTGAAATTGATGTAGATGTAATTACCGTATTGACTGTATTATTACCAACGTTTATCTGGGTAGTAGATAAGTTAACATTAGCACCAACATTAATAGATGTTGTAGCATTAGCTGTTGGTGTATTAACATTTCCATTTAATGCACTTAAACCAGTGACAGTAAGCGTATTAGATAATGTTGTCGCACCAGTAACTCCTAATGTATTTGATAATGTAGCAGTATTAGTAACAGATATTGTATTAGAGAACGTTGCTGCCCCTGTGACTCCTAATGTATTAGAGAGTGTAGTAGCACCAGTAACTGATAATGTGCCATTAGTTGATACTGCAGTTGCTGAAATTATTGTATTGACTGTATTATTACCTACATTAATTTGAGTTGTAGATAAGTTAACATTAGCGCCCACATTTATAGATGTTGTAGTATTAGCTGTTCCAGTGATATTAACACTATTAGAGAAAGTAGATAATCCAGTAACACTTATAGTATTAGAGAGTGTAGTTGCACCAGTAACAGCTAATGTACCATTAGTAGATACTGCAGTAGATGTAATAATCGTATTAACTGTAGTATTACCTATTCTAATTGCAGTAGATGTGACTGTTGCATTAACTGTAGTATTACCAACGTTTATCTGGGTAGTAGATAAGTTAACATTAGCACCAACATTTAATTGTGTAGCTACGTTAGCAGTTGTTACTAACGCATTATTAGTAGATATTGATGTTGAATTGATTACGCTATTGGTGGTCGTATTACTAGCAACTGTTAATGCTGTTGAATTAATTACACTATTAATAGTAGAATTACCAATATTAACTTGAGTAGTACTTACATTGACATTTGCACCAACATTAATTGTACTACTTACGTTAGCAGTTCCAGTAACATTGACATTAGCTAATAAACTTGTAAGACCACCAATAACAACAGCACCTGAAACGTTAGCAGTTCCAGTAACGGTTAATGATGCATCAGGAGCAGCGTTATTAATACCTACTCTGTTATTTGTAGCATCAATAAAAAAAGTATTGGCATCAAAATTGACATTACCTGCAATTGTATGTACTCCACCAGAAACAACTAGATTGCCTGTCAGATAAGCAGAGATCGCATTAATAGAAACATTAGTAAATGATGTATTTCCAGTTACTTTAATAGCAGCATATGAACTATTACCAGATATTGTGGTATTTGATATAATATCTAAAAAATTAGGAGTAAGAGATACATTGCTATAGGAAGTATTTCCTAGTACAGTAATAACTGTAGCATTACCTGCACCGACTGGAGTAAATCTTGTATTTGATGTGATATAAAGAACATTAGAAACAGAAGTATTTCCGCCTCTTAATCCACCAGTAGTAGCATTTGCAGATACTGTTAAAATATTAGCAGAGAGTGCACCAATAACTTCTGAGTTTCCAGTTACTTGATCTGCATATAGCGCAGTAGAATTTGCAGTAAGAGTTTGATTTCTTAGTGCAGTAAGTAATTGATTTGTGCGTGTAACCCAATTGTCAAATGTGTCCGTAGATACTTCAACATTAGCGTAATTTCTGGCCATTTTATCTTCCGTTTAGTGCTTTTATAAGCATCTCTTTAATATCAGAGATGTCATTTTCTAATCTTTCAACTCGATTATTTAAGTGTGACATCTCTTTTGTCTTTTTCCTCTGCTCTAAAATCTTTTGATATCCTGTGTTATCAATATTTATAACCGCCTTGGTAGACTTATCGACAACATATCCTGGTGAAGATGTTTCAATATAACGATTTTTCATTATGCAGATACCGCGATAACTCTAATATCATCTACTTCAGGAACTACTACTTTGCTGTCAGCTAGGAATACAATCTTGATCGACATTGAATCATATCCATCAACTGGAGCCATTGAAGATGTAAAATATCTAACCACATTATCATTTAAGATGTTATTATACGCTACATTTTTAAACTTCAACTTATCAATCTTTAATGACGATCCAACTAATCCATTATTTGCAATAGTGTCTTGAATTACAACTGCAGTAGAATTTACTGATGCAACAGGAGATACAATATAGTTAGTCGTACTAAACAATGGATTATATACCTTAATCAGATCATTTGCAGCAAGATTTGCTGATAGATCATTATTAGTTAATATTACGTTATTTGATATAGCTGTAGTAGCAGTTGCATTGCATGTAAATCTAGTAGCTGGGTAACTAGGGAAGCCATATTCAAATTCCTTAATATCATCCTTGTTTCCAGTAGCACTTACTTGATTTTGTCCAGAAACTAACTCAAGAGGAGACCAACTCTTAGTACTAAATGGTTCGCCATCCTTTGAGTTACCAATCTTAGCATAAACTAAAACATTTGTATTTGCTGGCTTATAAGCATTAATATAAACACGAATATCTTCAGCAAACAAATTATTTGCTAGATTAATTTTCTTAGTAATATGCTTTGACTGTAAAGAACCTCGGCCAGTTTCACTTTCGGTATTTGCAGAGGTTGCATCAATTTTTTGTGTAAACGTAAACACATTTATTTTATTATCATATAGATATGGTGCAAAAAATGTAGGATTATTGCCAATATCTGCAATGTTAATACCTAAAGTTAATTTTATCATAGATGACTTATCAGCATTATAAAAATTAGTTGAAGAAGCCACTTCATTTGATCTTGAATATATTTGTGCTACATAAGGAACGTTGATTGTATCAACATTGTCAGCATTATTAAATGTTTGAATATACCCAGAGGAATTAGATATAGCATATGACAGACTTGAATATCCTAATGATACAGACGATACATTAATATCAGGATCCATTATCTCAACGCTTAAATTATCGATTGTCACGATATCTGCATTAGCGCCACTAATCTCTCCTTTCAAAGGAGTATTAATTACTGGAGTTAAACTAGCACTTGAACCAGTGCTTGTTGTGATAGTAACTACCGAATGTGTTGAATTTGGGAATTCACCGCCTGCTGAAGTCAATCTAATAGAAACAACATTTCCTGTAGCATTAGTTACTAATACTCCTGTAGCATTTACCGAACCGTTTGAAACTCTTACTGTGTCAGTATTTGAATAGCTAGCACCAGGATTAGATATTGTAAAATACTGTACCGAATTTTTAAAGAATCTAAGTGTGCTATTTGCTGCAGTAGAGCCTCTTAAATATAAAGTTTTTGCAATATAGTCCCGTTGGTATACCTCTCCAACAACAGTTGTGTTATGCCAGCAAGTATTTCCAAATGGGACTTCTGATGCAAGTCGTATACGTGTGTCACTAATAACAGTATCTACTGTAGCTATTGTTTGTTGATTATTATTAGAAGTATTTGTTAAAATAATATTGTCACCTTCACCATATTGAGTTGTAAATGTAGTGTTAGTTCCAACTATAATATTATTTGATGTTTGAGTTTTAACTGTTCCAGCTTGACTAAAGAATGTATTAACAGTAGAGTTTGCTACTCTACCAAAATTTGGAAATACTAGTTCTCCACCTTTAAATTTAGCATCAGATGACATATTGGTGCATGTAAAGAACTCGTAGTCATCATTACATATATCAACCGTTACAGTATTTGCTGTAAATTTGGCAATTCTTAAATTAAATTTAATGTCACGATCAGATAATGGTTTTAATGTATCATCAGCGCCATTCCTATAAAGTTTTCCATCGCCTTCACCAGAAGTTCCAGAATATTTACTAGTAGTATTTAAAACGATTTCATTTTGTACTGCAGTAAATAATTCAAATGCGTTATCATCAAATACAACAACTATTCCATAGTATGTTCCAGTTTTAAGAATAATTGGTGACTCAAATGTAAACTTTGTTGGGACTGTTGCATCTGCAACCAATGAAATAGCTCTCCATTCCGCACGTGCTGTAATATTTTGTAATTGGACATCTGGATTTGGGTTTTCACCAACAAACGGACAAATATGAACTGTTACACCAGGATTATTAATACCAGACGAATTATTTGTAGCACTAGGTTTATTTTTAAAATAAAGATCTACACTAGTAACAAATATATTTGGGGCATTGTTAACCCTTGATGGTGTTATAATAAATGATTGAATATAGTTAAATGGTTTCATTATTTTTCTCTTAAATCGTAAATTTTGTCGTTGTTGTGATAGTATATTCAGCTGTTGATAAACCATCAGACGATTTAAATGCAAAAGTCTTATTCGCGTTTACCCCTTTAATTAAAGCTTGAAGCTGCGAATATGTAGTATCTTGTATACTATCAGGGAAACCATTATCATAGTAAATATCTACATTTAATATACCAGTAATATCAGATACTAATGACGATGTAGATTCTGTGTCTGTTCCAATAGTACCAGATTCAGGACCACTTTTTGCCAATGCCTTAGAATTTGACAGTACTTTATTAATATAGAAGTTATGTCTAGTTAAAGGACGAAGACCCGTAATTGATATTGATATTTTTGTCGGGCCTGCAGTAGAGTCTGAAACTTTAAGACCAGTATTATTTGATAAATTACTAAATTTAACGTTACCAACATTATCTGTAGTTATTCTACCTTTTGCATCTGTACCCGCTTTAATATATGCATTTATACCCAGATCCGCATGAACTTTAGCTACAACTTCAAAAACTTTAGGCGTAATAGCTATGATTTTTCCATTATATTCTTTTTTAGCTAATACACCAGCTAATACTAAAGGAGTAGTAGATGCATCTACTGGATATTCAAGTCTCCAATTATAATTTGGTGATCCTCTAATTTCTCTAACAGAATAATATCTACCTTTTGCTGGATCATGCGTCCAAGATATTTTTCCCCAACCCGTTATCCAATATTTAGTATTTCCAGCTTTAGTTTCAAACCCAATAGTCTTTTTCCATGTGCGCAAATAATTATTATTTGCTTGAATTGAATCAGAATTTAATCTATTAACTTCTTCATCTGTTAAAGCTATAGAAGACTCTGATGTTATTAAAAGATTTGATGGACTTGGTGTAAAATCAGCAGTAGTTGATTGATAAATTTCCCATCTATCTGCTCCACCTGCACCCATGTATAGCACTACTGGACCGCGGACTTCACTAAATGTAAAATTGACGTCTGGTGGTTGGCCACCTTGTGGATAATCTGCGTAGTTACTTTCAGTTTCATATACTGCAGTTTGTTGTGCAATTTTAGTATTAGCTGCTGCTACATCTGGAGTTGTTCCAGTAGTTGTTGTTCCAGTAACTGTATTTGAAATAGTTGTTGTAGGTAATGTGCTTATTGCAGTAACAACTGTTGGTCCAGTGCCTGTATCAACCACTGGAGTTGAAATTGTAGTTATCGTTCCAGTAGCAGTATTTGTAATAGTTGTAGTTGTAGTTATTACTCCAGTAACTGTATTTGCAACAGATGTAATAACTGGAGCTACTGGAATTAATTTTGCAGTAGCGCTTAATTGTTTAACAATGCTGAACTCCTGATATGGAAGAGTTACCATATCACCTGTAACAACAGCTGCAGTAGTGCTATTTGCAGTATAGAATCTATGCTTAATATTTCTTTGATTCTTTGCTGGTGTCATTCTATAGTTGAAATTCATTGCAGAATATTCAGGATCATCAATCTCACTATAATCCATAGATGTAAAACTATCTACAAAGAACCCAAATTTAAAACGTTGCACCGCAGCATCAACTGAAGAGCCAATATTTTTATTCTTTATATTATCTTCAGTATCTTTAAGATCAATACGATATTCAATGTTCTTTAAACGGCGATCAAGCGATGCAATGTCAGTCATTTTATATGCAACCGGTTGTTCAAAAACAATATTGCCATTTGTTATGTTTTCAACTATAGAATAGTCTTTTTCACGTCTATTTGTATATTGAATATTCCCAACATTTGTATCTAGTAATTCAATCATATTGCCTGACTTGTTTTTAGGAAGAGACGGATATGGCGGAATATTTAAAATATTGATTGTTAGTGCGTCATTTGGTTGTTTTGGCGCAGTCGATTTACCTATTTCACCTGAAAGAGTTATAAAGTCACCGTTTGCATTAACAATAATTCTATCTGTTCGACCTTGATATGATTCAACATCATACGTTAAGTCACCTTGTGGTATTGGAAAATACTTCTCATCTGCACTATTATATCGTGTTGCGTATGCTGTTACAACAGGGTTTGTTGTGATGTTTACGCTTGTTGCAGTTGAAACAATATTTGCTTCTGTATTTGCTGTAATGCGGAAGTCAAGAGATTCAATTAGATCATAATACTTGCCAGAAGATGTATATGTCTCAGGAATCTCTAATGTGTGAACAGATGTAGATGTAGCAGTTAAAGTTGCAAGATTTGCTGTGTCATTTACATTATAACTAGATCTAGTATAAAGGCCACCAGTTTTATCATAAGCATCAAATCGAACTAATAGATAGTCACTAGAAGTTAGAGTGTATGTTGATGCTGGCTTCTTAATTAACTGACCACCTTCATATGAATTTTCTGCTTGACCATGGTCGATGAAGAATTCATTTGTAATATTTGTAGAATTTGTATTTACAGTAGAAGAATTTGAAGTATAAACAGCTCTTAATCTAAAGATGTCAGGAACACCTAGATACCATGGACCAACAGTGTTAGCTGCATTTGTTCCCAGATTTAACTTAACAAAGCAATTACGGAAAGTATTCTTTGTTGTTGGTGCAATAGCAGTTCTCTTAGCATTATATGATACAGCAGCATCTGCACCTGAAGTGAAAGCAGCTGGTGGATTTACATATATGCGTAGGTATGATCCATTTATATTAGCTGATCTATCAGGACGGGTGCTTAATTGAATAGGTGTGTATTTTGGAAGAATAAATGACACGTTTGAAGTAGCATTTGATAGCCCAACACCAGAGTCAATAGTAATATATGTGGAATTAGTTACGCCTGCAACTTTTCTAATCTTAGTAGACGTTCCGTAGATCTTAATATAATCACCTACAGACAATTTTGCACCAAACGCGGAGTTAGCTAACACGACTGTGACATTAGCAGTATTTCCTCCTGCTCCAACACTTGCAGTTCCTAAGTTTGCTGTTTCCATTGAAGCCAATGGCACAATAACTAATTCTGATTCTTGTGCAGTTGTAAGTTCTCCAGTATATGTCCAAGTTCCAGCTACTGGAGTAACATTTACAACACCAGAAGTGTTTGCTACAGCGACAGCATTTACTGAACGATATGTGTAGCTGACGTTTGCAGCAGATTTAACAGCGTTATACCCCGTGTCAAATATTAATTGACCTTTTGTATTATCATAAACCTGCGCGTTTCCAGCGTCAAGAACAATATCAGCATAACCTTTATATGTTGTTCCATTATAGTAGATACTTCTTACATCAGCAAAATTTTTGCCAGCATTCATCTGAACTGCCCAGATATAAAGTCTGTATTTAGCACTTGAACCTGGTTCACCACTTTCATAAGCTAGAACTTTCATTCTTGCCTGGCCTATCTCAACACCAGGAGCAGCAGGTTCAGTTCCTGCTAAAGATGTGTTTGATGCATACTGCAATGCTACACTTCTTAATGAGATTACATCACCAGTATTGAACTTAAAATAACCACCTAATTCATTTAAACGAATATAATAGCCATAGTTAATATCAACAGTTGCCCCTGGTACAGATTTTACATCAATACCTTTATTTAAAGTTTGTTTATAGTCCGTTACACTTTCTACACGATTTCCTAAAATATAAGCTATACCTGGATCCATAACAACATCAAATGAAGTATTTTCATTTGCATTAGAGGAAACAGTAGTAGATCTAAATGTGTCAACTACATAATTTCCTGACTCTTCATATGTTCTTTGTGCAAGTTCTACTCCAAGTTTACTATATTGTGTGCCACGCAGTTGCTTAAATGGATTGCCTCTGTTAAATTCAACAAGTGCTAAGAAGTCTGAGTTTGCATCTGCTACTACTTTGTCTAGAACGATAAGTGTTGGAGTTAATTTAACACGATCAGCACCTGGAGCAGTTTGATTATATGCACCAATAGCATTATCGAGCAGACTTTGATCATCATCAGAATTAATAAGTGATTCAATTGTATCAAAACCAACGACTTTATCATGAGGTGTTACATCTGTAGCATATTTTTCAACTACTATTAATTGTTCTTCAACTCTTGAGAAATAACCTTTTTGGTAGATAACACCTTGGCTAACAGACATACCATATGAGTTACCTGTTGCAGCATCATCATTTTGAGTAGTAATTTTTGCTTGATAATTATATGCTTCAATATTAGCAGATTCAATTGCACCTGTAGTCGATGCAACTGTTACGTGTGGAGGAACGTAATATCCTTCACCTGGTACAGACACTGCAACTTGAATTATCTTACCAGTTCCATCTGTTAATAGCGTTCCCTGAGCACCATTTCCAACTACAGAAACAACTAAACCGTTTGCGCTAGAATTTGCTGTAGTTGCACCAAGTGTTGCTCCCGTGATTGTATATCCACTACTAATTGTCCAATTGTTTGCATCAAACACGGTATCATCTAGATCTGTTTCTAATGGCCTAATATTAAGAATAAGAACTGAACTATTTGCTGTAGTATTTACTGCAAGAATCTCAGCTTCAGCACCTGTAGTGTCTTGTATAATCTTTGAATTAATTACCCAAGTATTAGCAGCAAAAAATGCACCGCCTGTAGTATTTTGCACCGCAATAGTTGGGTAGATAACTAATGTATCATTATTTGAGAATCCAGTCGATCCTTCATTGACAAGAGCTTTAGTAATTGTAAATTTGCCATCATATACTGTAAGTATATTATTTTTATCAAATTTATTTTTAGAATAATTTGATCCACTATTAGTATAACGAAGGTACAGAGTATTTAAGTCTGGACTTCTTGATTCAAAACCAGAATCAACATCAATAACATATGCAGTCAAATTATCAGAATCTTTTACGTAAAGATTTTTATATACTTCTACATTAACAGGAGTTCCATCTACTTCGTTGTCTCTAATTCGCACATATTTTAGTGTATCAAAGAATGTAAAGTTGCATCCATCAATTACAGATCCACGTTTAAATATGGCGTCACCAAATTTTTCAACTTGAGCTTGTAGTATAGTTTGAAGTTGATTGAGTTCACGCACTTGAACTGCAACACTAGGTTTAAACAGAACTTTATAATAATTATTATTCTCTGAATAATCATCAAAGTATGGTGAAACTGATAGGTCAGTTTGAATAGGCATTACTTAGTACTCCACTATTATCTTAAATGTTTCTGATTGAGCCGGTGATCTTGTAATTGGATTGCCATTTTCTACATACAGCACTTTACCAGAACCTGGAACCAGATCTCCTGGCCATTGAGCATTAATTTCAGCTTCAGCCCCAGAAACAGTGCCAACAACAGTGTTTCCGTTATTAAAGATGCCAAATTTATCTGTTACAAAAATAAATGTATTATTTGCAGAATGGTAGTATGACGTAGGATAAATGTTTGCGTTTTGAACTTGATAAATTACTTCATCTTCATCAAACATATCAGTAATACTGGTATATTCCATTCTATGAAGTTGAGTAAAGGTATCAAATCCTTTCTGAATATTATTTATTTTAATCCCATCAGAGTTAGTATTAACATAAGCGGTAGCTTTAGTCGTTAATCCAATAATCTTTTCACCCTTTTGAATAACACCATCTACGTTTGTTAGATCTAATACACCAACTGATATATTGCTAATATTTCCAGTGGCTATGGATTTTATTTTTGCTATAGTTGCAGCTGTATTAGAGAATCCACCATTAGTTATAATAGACATCTGTGTAGCATTTGAAATAGATGCTACACTTGTAATGAAGTGTGTTGTTCCAGTTTTTATTACAACTTGTTCTCCAACATCTAATGCTGTATTAAATTCTGTACCAGATCCAACTATCGTAGAAGATGTTGTATTAATACTTACTGTGCCAGATAATGTGATTGGTTTATATTGGATAAATCCTTCATTATCAATGAATGTCCCATCTGTACCAATACCACCATCATCTTTATACACTTTCACATTAACATTAGCAAATAATGGATTTTCAATTAAGCCAAATGTTCTAAAGTCATTATTTACTGAAATGGTAGAATTTTCAGTGTTTGATATTTTTAAAGATATACCAAGTGCTGATGCACCAAGTTCTCTGCTAACATCTGATCCATGTCCACCATACGGAGAAAGTTCAACAGAAAGCGTAGCAGTATTTGTTACACCAACATTTGCGGCTGCAATTGCCGTAGCTATAGCTTTAAAATATCCTGCTCCACGATTTAAAATCTCAACACTCCATAGACTATTTGCAGCTGCAGAATTTACAAGCGCTCGAGCTACACAGTTAATATATTGTGTGCCATTGCCATCAACTCTAACGGCTGGTGTTACTTCATATCTAGATGTAACATCTGGTGGAATAGTAAATTGTGTATTAACTGTAATTTTTTTAGAGGTACTTACTGCAGTATAATCTGTGACTGTTCTATATTGACCTTTACCAGTGCCTTCAACGATGTTAACAATACAGCCTGTATAAAAACCATTTGTTGCAGTTGCATCTTTACCAATATTAAATGCTGTAGGATCTCCACCAATGTTTAAATCATCTGCATTAAATCTTCCATAATAGAAGTTATCATAACGAGCTCCACCAGAATCAACGTGAATAACATCAATTGCTCCTGGTATCGCATTTGCTGCAACATACGAATTTGGAATTATTGGGATATAGTCATTTGTCGCAAATTTATCAAACGTTGAGCGATCAATAGAATACATGTATTTCCATACGTATCCATCACTAGTTGAATAATAAACGTCATCTGCTGCTGTATCATTAAACCTTGGTTTATCAATTGATGGAGCATTATTGTTATTGAATAAACATTTATATACATGCTGATACGTTGTTTCATCTACATTAACGTAAAAGTTAGCATTTTTAAAGATATCAGAATTTGCGTCATATTCATCATATACTGATCCTGTTACCCAATCATTACGGCGTACCATTAATTTAATATCTAATGCACTTAATCTCTTTCCTGCCACCATCGATGAGTATGCACGAGTAAATAATTCCTCATCAGCATTTGTTGGTGTAGGAACAATTGCGTCTTGACCCGGATACGGCGCATGTCTACCGAAGAATACGTAATAAGCAGTATTTGCTGGCTCACTAACAGCCTCTATTAGCTGTTGAGCGTTGTAGGTTTTAAAATTTTTGGTGATTAACTTAGTCATTATAGATATCTACATATAGTACGTTTGCAGTAGCGCCGTTATTGGCTCCAACGATTTGATAATTTGTCACAAACTGGCCAGACACATTTGCCACCAATAATGTATTTATTACACTAGAAACATTCGATGCCTGAGTAACATACAATGATTTTGAAATTGATGTAATGTTAGCAGCAACATTTGCACCATAAACATGTGTATTTGACTCAAAAACACCTACCATATCTACTATTGTGATAGATGAAGTATTTGATGAAATTACATATCCAACAGCCGAATTTGACTTATCAATTCTAGAAATTCTAGCAGTTGCACCTGAAGTATTTCCAAATAATGTCATACCTCTATTGTATCCTGCAAATAGATCTTTTAATATTACTACAGTAGAATTTGCTGTGTAAACGGTGCCAATTCCACGCTTTTGAAATACTTGTCCTGCTGCAACAGCTTGTTCTTGTGTATATACCTGTTCATTTGCAAGGAATGGTCCATCTTCAACATTTTCAATAAACAAAGTTGTTATTGGATGATACACATAATTGCCAGTAGTCGCGGTTGTTCCCGATGTTGCATAGACGACTGCAGTGCAAAGACTTGTTGATCCAATTAAAATAGAGCCATTTGTCAATGTACCAGATACTGGAACAATCTCTACTTCAAAAACATTAGCATATCGAATTGTTCCAGTAAATCCACCTGCAGTTGTTACTGTTTCTCCAAAGATGAATGATCCGGTTGAAGGTTCTGGAGTAGTTACGTTAATAATATCAACTTCAAGATAATATGAAACACTCAGAACAGTATTTGTTGTGCCTTGAACATTTGCGGTATTAACAAACGCTCCTTTAACATCAGTCAAATACAACGTTAATGTATTTGCTGTTGTATTTGAAACTTTTCCTTTGATAGTACCTGATGCCGCATTTGTTGTAGCATCTGGTTGGTATAATATTGTATCTAGTTGGTATCTTGTATTTGCAGATGTTGTGAGAACAATTTCTGTTTCTCTTCCACCATAGTATTTTCCTGTTGCAACATTTGCTGAGCCATTGCTTTGATAGATAACTTCACCAATAGTAAGGTTTTCTGTGTTAGATAGGCTCGATGTACGCATTTTTGCAATCTTATTTCCAGTATGTCCTGGTGTTGCATTTACGGTGTCTAGGCTATACAGTGCAACTGCTCCAAATACTCGTGTTCCAGCAACATGAAGAACTTGTTTAAAGATGTCAGCATACTTCTCAAATGGAAGTTTTGAAATGATCTCATATGAATACTCTTGATAGTACTCACCATCAAATAACTTTTTATCAAAACTTAAGAATCCATCTGTTGATGCATAATATCCTTCACCAATACCTTGCTGACCAAGCGATATCCTAGCAGTACCTACAGTTTTACCAGTCTTTTGATAACTAACAATTTGATTAGCCGTATATCCAAATCCAGAATCAAGTCGCTGTAAAGATGTTACTACACCATTTGCCGTTATAACGTTTGCTGAAACATCAGCATTAATTCCAGCCCACTTAGAATTTACAATCTCAGAAACATTTTGAACAGTACCATTGGCCCCTGAACTTGTACCAACAATACGCGATGCAGTAGATAAAAATTCAGTATTAAATGTAATTGGTTTTACAGTTAACTCAGTTGATGTTACAGTCTTAACAACACCTTTTGCTACAGTTGATATCGATATGCTAGAAGTATTAGATATAGTTCCATTAGCAGTAGAACTATATCCATATAATTTGCCAGCCGTATTAATGCCAGTATTAACAAAAGTTCCTTGAATATTTCTTAAAGTAAGAGTGCCAACGCCTCCAGAAATATCAATAGAGCGAACATATCCATTAGCAACTGCGCCTGATGAATTAGCAAGAGTAACTAACTCATTTACTATAAATGTATTAACTACTCCAGTTAAACTAATAACTGCAGTATTAGGAATAGTTACTGATTGAGTTATAATCTCATCTATAATAAAATTAGCAAGTGTTTCTTTACTATAGACAATTGATAAATCTTTTCTTCTAAATGGAGCAATATATGGGTCATAGATTACAACGTATGGATCAATGTTATAATCAGTTCCAGGATTAATATTACCAATTGAAGAAACTGTTCCGATATTGCCAGAGAAGTATGTTAGCTGTTGCAGCAAAGTTGCATTTGTAAGATTTCCAGATGGCAATTTTGGAAGACCATAATATAACGAATTAATATTCAACGTGTTATATGCAATACCTGAATTATTAAGGCCGGAAATAAGATCTGTTCCAATGACAATTTGTTCTTCATTATCAAAACTAGTGATACTAAATGTTGCACCAGTTCCTGTACTTACTGATATTATATTTGCATATGTGTTAGATGATTTACCTGTTATATAATGTAAAGCAGTGTTAGTAAACGTATTATTAATATTATATACGCCTAGAGTCATTCCAAAGTGTTTAACATTACCAGATCCATTTACTGTGCTAGCAGTAGTCCCAACCTGAAATACACCTTTTACATCAGACACCGTGACATATACATTTGAACCATCTGCTGTGATGCTTGAAACAATTCCATTCGCTATACCAGTTTGACTTAATACTTCGTTTTGAGAAATTGCTGGAATATAATCAGAAAGATACAAAGTTACGGTATTTGAAATTCCCATAACATTTGCTGTAGCAGATACATTAGCATATGCATTTACAGTAAAGCGATATGTATTTAATGATGCGGCTGTACCAACAAAAACGTTAGCCGTATAATTTGTATTACTAGAATTATTAAGGTTACCATTTGATAGTGCAACCTTCATAACTCCAATGTATGGAGTTGAGTTAGTAAAGCTTTGAACAACAACACCTTGACCAGCTATTACATTATTTGTATAATAGTTTGTAAAGATACTTCCAACAGTTATAGAATCTGAAGGATCTGTAAAGTTTCCAATAATAGCATTAGCGCCAGATGTAGCGCCTTTAAGAGTTAATGCTGTTGTAAATGAACCAGTATTTGGATTTTTTAAAATTATTGTAGAAGAATTACTAAAAGAAACTGTAGCTTTAGCAGTATTTGAAGAACTAACAACTTGATATACCACTTCACCAGTTGTAAATGCACCCGTGTTTGAAACAATAGGAATGCTTAAAATTGGTTTATACGTAATATTTGCAATTGGTTGTACAACTGTTTCGAATAATTTAAATGGTGTAGAAAGAGACGTATTTGTAAAGTTAACATTCCCTAATGTTAATACTTTTTCTGACACAATAACATTTGCAGAAGAAGTGTAGCCAAATCCACCGTCAATCAATTGAAACTCAACAACACCAGTTGTATTTGAAATACTAATTACACGTGCTTTACCATATTCACCATTAGTCGTACTAACAATATTAACAATATCTCCAACTGCATACCCAGTTGCGCGCCCTACAACAGTAAGACCTGTAAACGATCCGATCATGATCGGCGCGTCATCAAACTGATTATCTATTAATATAACTTCATTACTAACAAAATTACCACTTACAGTTGATACATAGAATATATCAATATACTGACCTTTGATTCTTCTTCTAACTAATTTTTCAACAAAAGCTGTCGCACTTGAAGATGCTCCAGTTATCTGCTTACCAACATAATCTATGTTTCTTGCTTGACGAGTGACTTCAAGATAAATTGGTTTTACATACTTTCCATCTGAAGCTTTAAAAATATCTTGTCCTGGAATATAAACTTTAGTCTCTACTCCATACACAAGTTTAAAGAAAAGATCAATTGCTCGTGGTGTACCTTTACTTCTATAGAGATCCTGAGCTTTTTTAATTAGAAGTTGTTTATTTGTTGCAGTTGTAAACTGAATATTATTTAAATATTTGTTTTTAAAGTTAACAACAAAGTCTTCTATAGTTTCATCAATATCTCTATAATTTAATAGACGGCGCCCATGATAAAGCGCATTATTTTCTTGCTCAAGCCATTCATAATACGCTTTTACAAATGCAATGAAATTCTCTCCTTCTTCATTGTAGAAGGAAGGAAATTGCGACTGAATTAACGGCGATATTTTTTTTTCAAAATCTTTCATTTACATATTTCTAATAGTTGTTATTCCGCTTGATACTAATGTATCCGGAGAATTCTTAGCACGAATAGCTGTTACTGCAATATCTTCAATTTTAATGGTTAAAATATTATTTTTAGTTGAATAGATATCATTACTTGACGGTCTAGCATAGATCTTAATTCCTGTAGATGGATATGATGAAACTAAAAAGTTATTAATTATCAATTTACCAAGGCCATAATCAACTGTACCAATATCTTTAATGATTGTATACGTATTGTTTTCTGAAATACCTGACAATACTAGAATACCATTTCCATCATCCTCAATAATTACATTTCTTCCTTGAAATGTAAAGACAGATGATTCAACACATCTTTTAACAGATGAATTATGTACAGATGAAATTCTTTGCTGTTTTTCATTTAGCAATGGAAAATCAAAATTGACCAAAATGTTTTGAGCAGAACTAATTGCTGGTCTAATAACCTTAATAGCTCTAACAGATGTTTCATTTGAAATGATAGATGGATGAGAACCATCAATAACATCTAATAGTCTAGAATAACGTAAAGTTTTCTTAAAATTATTAATATTTGCTGTATTAAAATTTGAGATAGCAGATATTACTAAAGCGCTAATATCAGATGGCTGTAGATTTGTTTTAGTAATATCATAATTTACAGAACTAGTAATATTAATATATGTAAATTCTGGATTTCTAAATACAGGCTCAATTGAAACTGGAGAACGGTCTTTTAAGAACCTATAGTATTCATTTATCTTAATATCAGGTAATCCTTCAACATCTTTAATATCTACGGATAAAATTACTTTGCCATATTGAGGAGGAGATTCTTGCTCACCACCATATGCAGAAACTGCATTAATCTCTGGATAGTTAATTTTTAGTAACGTTTCATAATCATCTGGAGTAATTGCTCGTTCTTGAGTTGTATAATGTCTAGGCGCATTAAACCTAATCGATTCTAGTGTTTCATTAACTGCTCCACCTGTTGCTGATAGAACTGTTGTAACAGTTACATTAGAAAATGACTCAATTGGTCCATCACTTGTAAAGTTAAATGCTCCATTTGGCAATTCACCATTTGTTACACGGTATTCTACTATAACAATTGCATTATCTTTTGGTCTTCTTCCAGCAATTCCATCTCCAAATATAATTTCATATTTTTCATTTTCGGCTGGCTGTAAAAAGAAAACTTGAGATGCTGTTGTTAATCCTATTAATGATGTAGCATATGAATACTCTAGAACTTGTGCACCATTATCCTCAACCACCGTGCAGGTAATAGAGTCTGTATCAATAGTAGGATTGCTTAATATGAATCGTTGATTAGTTGTAGTATAATCAATAGTATACGATTCATTAATATATTCACCTTCATATATTGAAGTTGATGACGCCGTAAATATACCATTGCTACCACTCAATACAATATTTTTATCTGTGCTAAATGTAAATGAATTAGATCCAATGCGTGTACTAAATGAAGTTCCTTTAGGCAACGTTAAACTGGTAATTGAAGGACTACCTGTATTAATAGTAATGTTAACTACTGCTTCTGCAGAGTTAAATGATCTAGGAAGATAATTAAGTTCCTTAGCATGAGATACAACGCTATCACGCAATTGAGCAGAATCTAAGAACATCTCAGATGCTACCATATTCGTATAGAACGAATTCAAATATGTATTATAAGATAGTACATCTAGGAGAACATTGATGTTACTACCATCAAAGTCGTAATCTTTAAACTTATCTTGTGATTTAAGATAGGTCTTAAAATTATCCTTTATGGTATCAAAATCAAGATTGATTAAATTAATATTGCTGTTTGCCATTATCGAACTCTTTCTAGAACGACTTTAAACGTTGTAGGTGTCTCTACGTTGACGGTATAAAAAACAATTGAAATAACATACATATTTCTGTCTTCTACTGGTGCTACCACCACTTCAAGCAATCGTGCTCGTGGTTCATGATCTTCAATTGTTTTAATTACTTCTTCTTCTATTGCTCTAGTGACTTGATCGGAAATATTTTCGAATAAGAAACTATTAAGTCTACTTCCAATTGATGGCCGAAAAGGTCTTTCAAATTTATTTGTAAGTAGTAAGTTACGAATAGACCTCATGACAGCATCTTCGTTTTTATTGATTACGATTTGTTTGCTATCTGGATGTGGTGTTAAATTAGACAAAAAGTCGCTATAGAGAACAGTGTCATCTCTTCTTAACGTGAATCTGTCTGCTACACTTACTGTTGCCATCTATTACTCCATTTGTATTTAGTATTTATTTAGCCACCAATAAACACACTGCTTGAACCGCTGCCGATACCTTGTGTACCATCTGATTCAGTATCTGGAACAGGATCACCAACACGCGCTGCACCTTTTGAACCATTATTTAAATTGATAGATCGTGCAGTTAAATTATAGTCTCCATTAACTTTAATATTAACATTACCATTAATAACTACATCCATATTCCCACCTATAGTAACTTTTTTATCTTTCATAGTCACTTCATAGTTTTCGCCTTCAACCTTAGTTACCATTCTTCCATCTTTATTCATCTCCACATACGTTCCTGTTTTGTGATATATGTGAATTCTTTCTTGTCCTGGTGTATCATCAAATTCTACTGCATGACCGCTCTTGGTTGTATATGTTTTATTATATGGATACTTGGCTTTATATGCAGAAGGCGGTTCAAATCCAAAAGGTTTTTTTCTTAATGACTGAGTTCCTCTTGCCAATTTGGAAACGTCATGTTTAGACTTATCATTCTCGTTGATCTTATTAATAGTTCCAATAACAATAGGAATATTATGTTCATTGCCATCAGCAAAAAATCCAAATACCATAGAACCAACTTCAATGCCTGTTGGAGAAATTCCAACTTCATATAAACTTGCAGCGTGTGGAGGCATGACTAAAGTTGCCCATGGAATTTCTTCAGCTGCCATATTACCATGAATATGAGGGACACGCACTTTAACCATTCCAAGATTTTCGGTATCATTAGTATCGACAACATAGCCAAAGAACCATTTAAATCCTTCAGAACCAATATTTTTAGTTGTCATACATCAGATTCTCCATATGAAGGTTTCAAGCATTCTAACGACATTTTATACATAACTTTATCTCTCATAACAAATGAATGACGAACCTTAGATACTAAGTAATTACCTGAAGATAATTTACTGTCTTCTTTTTTATTTGTTGTTCCCTTTACTTCTGGAAACTTTATCTTAATAACATTTCCAACTGTAATTGCTGCATCACCATATATTAATATTCTTACTACATTCTGCATTAATTGATTAATATATGATTGCAAAAATCCTGCTGTTTCTTCTCTAAATGATTCTCCATTTACCGAGGATTTTGGTATAAGAGACGTTTTCATATTGTCAGATCCTGGTTTTGCTGCATACGTATTCATGAATGTATTAGTCCTAACAGCGCTTGCATTAGAAGGATCAGTTTGCGCAAATTTGCTAAGTTGTTGCGGCATATTAAAATCAACAGTATTTAATGTCCCAGTTCTAAGGTCAATAGAATAATTTCTATTTGACATCGCACCGTCTTGAACCATATCACCGATTGTACTATAGTTAACTTGTTGATACGCTAATATGTTTCTTACGTTAATGTTCCTAACATCATCGTTAATGTTAGAGTCATAGAAAAATATTTTATCACCAATAGATGATTTCCCAGTTGCAATTAAATGTTCTATTGTTGTAAAATTAAAACCAGCTCTATTTTCAAAAAATACGTATGAAGAAGATTTATATTTTTTTGAAACAGCTCTTTTTCGTATCATATCAATTGCTTGCAAAGGAGCAAGCTGAGCGATAGCAATCTTGTCGATACCTCGTGCAGATTTGTCATCAGACCTTAAACTTTTTTTACTTTTAAGATCACGAGATATTATATCAGCAATCATAACATATGGGTTGCCTACATCATAACGTCTTTGGATATACTTAGTAGAATTTTCTAAACTTTCTTCGCTTGCTGCTTTAATTAGATAAAACAACTTATTACCTTGACCATCACTAAATTTATTAGTTACTGCCACAGTTTTAAATCTAAAGTTTTGAACAGAACTAAATTCTGGATTTTTAAACTCAACCTCGATATACTCTTCACCTATAATTGGAAAGCTTTCAATTAAATTAATCGCATCATTGATAAGCATTTCGCAATACATCAATGGCATCATCATGCTTTCATAGATGTCCATTGTAGTTACTTGCGAAATAATAGAGCGTCTTGATTTTCCGTCAAGACTTACTATATCAAGCTGGGTTATTTGTACTTCACCGGCGTTATATGTTTTGACCATTATTCACTTAGCAATTGTCTAAATTGTCTTTCGATAGTTGATGCATAACGATTATCAACTAAATTAATTATAGCTTTTTGTCTATTCAATTCTTCTTCGTAGTCATATGCAGAATATGCAGAATAGTACAGTGTTTCATTGTTTGCAAAATTTTGTTTAATCAACACTACATCTGTTGCAGCGGCAGTTGCTAATGATGTTTTACCAGTAATAGTATATTGAGTATTTGCTACAAAACCACCATCAGTATGCTGAACAGTTAGTACAGTACTATTAGCAAATGTTATTGTTGCGTTTGCATAGATCGTTGTACTATATGTTTGCTGTATTCTTTCTCCAACAATAAATTCAGTATTAGAGTTTAAAGATATAGGTATAGTTACAATTCTATTTGTTGTTATATAACTATCTGACTTTGAGCGTTCATATCCAGTAATTGACCCTGAATATCCTATTACAGGAGCCCAATGTTTCTTTAAATTTGTAGCTAATGCTTCATATTGAGTTGTTGTAAGTACTGTGTCATCTTCATACCAATTGTTTCTATATCCAAAGATCTGACTTTGAGCGTTGGCCATAGACCCATATTTTGAGTCGATGTATGTATCAAACTGGAGTGAATCTAAGAAATAATCATAGTATGGATCAACCATTTGATTTGCAAAATATACCATCCAATCATTATATGAATCATCATAGTAGCCGTATGCAATAACATCAGGTCTATCTCCTTGTTGTACATCATAAGGATAAAAGCTCTGAGTATATTCTTTAAACTTTTTATCTAGTTTAACTTTTGCAAATATATTTCTGACTGCATTATTTGCGTAACTAATGATAGGGAAATTTGAAAAGTATTTCATTATTGTTTAGTTGGTGCAAGTGTTGTTTTTATACGATCTGTAAGACCAGCTAAGTTCTTTTCTAACTCGGGCGCTATATTCCCATTCTTGCCACCGTAATCTTGGCTTGTAAATATCTCTAGTTCTTGCAAATTAATTTGAAACTCAATTACAGTAGGATGTCTGCTGTTTGCAAAAAATGAAGGAATTCCATTTGGCGCATAATTAACATTGACAGAGGATATCATACATTTTTTAAACATGTATAAAGTGTCTTCCATTTTAGGCTCTAATGTAATCTGAACCATGTTTGGATACCCAAGAACATTGGCTGCACCCCATTTATAGTTAGGTAACATTCTCTTTTTAAATTCTCTAACTATAGTTTGAACTAATATAGATTCATTTTCATTTTTTGGTGCAAATCTCCATGTAAATGAATGTGATCTTAGATCTACACCTTGAAAAAATACAGTGACATGTGGATTAGGAACTGCTCCAAATAATTGTCCTGCTGTTCCCATCACGCTGTCTAATCCAGGGATTGCGCCGCCAACACTCATTACAGTATTATATACTGCTCCAACTCCTGTGTTTATAACAGCTTGTTTAGACCCAGCATTTGCATCTGGTCTAGTTTCACCTTTAATATCCTGCACAATTGCTGCGACATTTTCAGCTGCCCCGCCAATCACTCCACCCATCTCATTTGGATTTAACTTAACTCCAGTTGGATCTAATAAGTTAGTTGGCATTGGAAGAGCTATATGAATTTGTGGTAAAAATTCAGTTTTTACATATGCACTAGGTCTTACATATTCACCTATTGCAAAGTTAATATAATACTTTCTCATATCAGGTGGATATTGAAGTAGATCTACACCTCCTTGAGATTTCTTTGCCACAGATGTTTTTCTAGACGGCATATGCGACTCAGCAAATGTTTCCTTATTGCCAGCGTCTGCTTTACGTTGTGCTGTCAACTGATTCGGACTTAAACGCTGTGTTACATTTTGAGATAGTTCATCAATTCCACCACGAAGTTTTGAAGTTATGGAATCTAATGCTGTAGTTGTAGATGAAGATATAGATGAGAAACTTAATCCAGCTCCAGTTAAAGCACCAGATAACCTTTCAGTTATAGTACTTTGATTTCCAGAAACACCTGGAGTAGCCGCAGATGAAATTTTATCTGTAGGACTTTGATTAAAAGCTGAAACGTATTGGCCTGCTGGCATTAGGTTACCTCTATAAATATGTATGCAATAGTGTATTTATTGTTTCTGGTGACAATAAATACTTTAATACTTAACTATTTATTATCAGGATATGGCATATAAAGGTACATTTCAACCAAAGCATGCTGGAAAATATAGAGGAGACCCTAGCAAGATCGTCTATAGAAGCAGTTGGGAGTTGAAATTAATGATGCATTTAGACTCTCATCCAGATGTTTTGGAATGGGCAAGTGAAGAGATTGTTATTCCATACAGATCTCCGGTTGATGGTAAGATTCACAGATATTTCCCTGACTTTTACGTAAAGAAAAGAAATACTAGTGGTGATATCGAAAAGGTAATCATAGAAGTTAAACCTGCCCATCAGGTAAAAGTGCCGACCATTCAAGAAACAAAGAACAGAAAACCAAGTAGGAAGTATATCAATGAAGTGTTGACTTATACAGTTAATCAGGCAAAATGGGAAGCCGCCAAAACCTACTGTCTAGATAGACAATGGAAGTTTATGATAATGACAGAAAAAGAACTAGGGATTAAATTTTAATGACCACAGCATTTCAGACTTTACTCGATAGAGCGGCTGCAGCTGATGTAGACTCTAAGAGTAGATCTTCATTAGATTGGTTTCGTACAGAAGCTGGTAAACTACCAAGTATTACTGGCACAAGAATTATGCGTGAAGAGGTGTCACAACTTGTCCCAAGGTTGAACATAAGAAGCATCGGTAAGATGTACATGTTTTTCTATAATCCAAAACATAAAGACACATTGCCTTATTATGATAGATTTCCTTTAATCTTTCCTTTTAAAATGACTGGCGATGGGTTCTATGGTTTAAACATGCATTACATTCATCCAATGCTAAGAGCTAAATTAATGGATGCATTCCTTCAAATATTGAATAACACCATGTATGATGAAACTACAAGAGTTAGATTAAACTATAGCCTTCTATCTGCTTCATCAAAATATAGATGGTATAAGCCATGTGTTAAAAGATATTTAAACAATCATGTAACATCAAAATTCTTATATGTTGACCCAAATAAATGGGCAACAGCATTATTTCTGCCAACTGAAAAGTTTGTAGGTGCCAAGAAGACAAGTGTCTTTATGGACAGCAGAGATATTATTTACGGAAAATAAAAAATGTCATTAATAGACACATTCACAACAAAATTAGCTGATAAAATTGGTCTAAATACTAGCAACCTTAAAAAGGCGCCTGTAGGATTTGATATTAATGAATTTAGATCTAATATTCTTGGAGAGTCTGGATTACTAAAGACCAATCTCTTCTTAGTTACGATTCAATTCCCAGCAGAGTTTGCTCAAACACAAACTCAGTTGATGAGAATAACTCCAAGAACGTTGATGATGTTTACAGATCAAGTATCTTTACCTGGAATATCACTTGGTTCAGAAGATCAAGTTCGTAGATATGGAACTGGTGTTGCTGAAAAAATGCCATACGGAGTTTTCTTTACTGATCTAAGTGTAAACTTCTTAGCAGATGGTCGTGGTGAGATTCTTAAGATGTTTCATAACTGGATGAAGTATATTGTTAACTTTGATTCAAGACGTAATAATAATACTGGTTTTAACGGAGCTGATCCATATGAAGTAGCATATAAAGATGAGTACGCAGCAATTATGACTATTGATGTATTTAATGAAGGTGGAGATAAAGTTATTACATATACGCTTAATGATGTTTATCCTTTATTTTTAGGAGAAGTCGGTCTTTCATGGGCAGATAATGATAACATCATGAAGCTTCCAGTGACGTTTACATATAGTGATTGGCAAACAGATTCAATGACAATAAATTCACCTAGTCCTGGAGTATCAAATAGATTAAACACATTACAGAAGATCTTGAAAATTGGAACAGTTATCCAAACTATATCATCACTAAAGAAACCACAAAATATAGGTGACGCAGTGAATGTACTTAACAACGCAAATATATTATTTTAAACAATACTGGAGATTACTATGGCATTACCAAAGATTTCGACCCCTATTTTGAGCTTCGTCATCCCTTCTACACAAGAGATTAAAAAGTTTAGACCATTCTTAGTGAAAGAAGAAAAAATTCTTTTATTGGCTCAACAAGGTGAAGACACTGATTCATTATTAGCTTTAAAGCAAGTTATTACTAACTGCTGTCATGATAGTATTGATGTCGATAAGCTAACAACATTTGATATTGAATATCTTTTCTTGAAGCTAAGATCAAAGTCAGTTAATAACGTTGTCAAGTTACGTTATAGAGATAAAGAAGATGATAAGATCTATGACTTTGAAGTTAATCTTGATGAAGTAGAGATTAAAATTAACCCTGAACACTCTAATAAAATTCAAATTAATGAAGAACTCGGTATGATATTCAAATATCCAGACGTTAATTTAACAAATTCTATTGGAAAAGTTGAAACTGCAGATGATCTATTTACAAAGGTTGTTATCTATTGCATCGACTCAATCTATGACAAAGATAAAGTCTATTCTCCTACAGAATACACTGAAGAAGAACTGATTGAGTTTATTGACCAACTTGACCATGCAACATTTGAAAAGATTCAGAAGTTCTTTGATACAATGCCAAAGTTATACCATGAATTAAATTATACAAATGAGATGGGTAATGCTCGTACTATTAAATTGGAGTCAGTGAAAGATTTTTTTATATTGGGCTGAGCCATACTAATCTAAAGAATTATTATACTCTAATATTTTCTTTGGCTCAGCATCATAAATATTCAATTGATGACATTGAGAATTTATTTCCATTTGAAAGAGATATCTATGTAGAGATGTTGCTGGATTATTTAAAACAAGAAGAAGAAAGAAGAAAAGCGGCGTACAAATAAATGTCTATTCTAGGAAAAATCAGATCAGTTATAGAAGGCTCTTCTTTTGGAAAAGTCGTAAGCACCCTTACAGATAAAAAAACTTATAGTAATGCATTTAAGACTACTCCATTAGGCAACCTTATAGGTGGTGGTAAAGGTGAGTACTCTGGTGATGCTGAAAAATTAGGTGGAAGCAGCGCTGGCAGTTTAAACATAAACAAGGAAACATTAAATTTTTTAAAGTCAATTGATGACAAATTAAAAACCCTTGTTGTTGATCTAGAAGATACAAAAGACGCTTTAGAAGAATCAAATCTAGAAGATATTACACCTAGTGAATTAGCAGGTGATGTAGCTGATGGTGATAGCAATAAAGTAATTGATAAACCAGTAAGTAATATGACTGGTGATAGTAATATATCTGCTAAACCGGTAAGTGATGTGATTAGCGGTAGTAGCAATAAAATAGATGCTATAGCTATCGCACCTAGTAACTCAGTAGGTGGACTAGCAAGCAGTATAATGGGCAATGATGATAAAGCCCAGAAAGATGATAAAGCTATTCCGCTTAGTGGTCCAGTAAGCGATGTGATGGGTAGTAATGATAAAGTCAAGAAAGATGATAGTAAATCAGATGATGCCGAAAAAATAAGTGGAAGTTTTGCATCTAATGTAGTAGTAAGTAAAGAAACATTAGACTCTTTACAAGCAATAGATGGTAAATTAAAAACTCTTATTAATTTTTTAGAAGATAAAAAAGACGCTGATAAACAACAAAAACAAAAAGCAGCAGCTGCAGCAGAAGAACAGAAAACAGAATCTAAAGTTATAGACGCTGAACCTATGAAAACAGCAGGTGAAGGCGGAGGTGGTGGAGGTATGCTTAAGCAGTTCGGCAAACTTGCAGGAATGGTTGCAATTATTGTTGCTCAATTTGCATATCCTCTTTATAAAGCAGTAATGAATCTAAAAGATAAATTTATTGAAGGATTTACAACCGCAAAAGATTTCTTTGTAGAGAAGATCTTACCGATATTTACTAAAGATATACCAGAATTCTTTACTGAGACTATTCCTAAATTCTTTACTGAAACATTACCTGAAAAATTTTTCGCTGGTATGAATTGGATATCAGAAAAATTTTCATCAATAGCTGATTTATTCACAGGCACAGTTGCTGGCATTAAAAAGAAAATCGGTGAATTCATTGTTGGGTTATCTGAAACTACTATATTTAAATTATTTCCTGAAACCCAAAAGAAAGTTAAAAGCTTTGGTGAAGACTTAATAAAGTCTGGAAATACTACCATTGATGAAATTTCGGCTAGACAGAAACAAAGCGCAAGTGATGCTCAAGCTCAAACATCAGCTATGGTTGAGGCACAACCTAATGCAGCACCAGATAAAGCATCAGTACAATCTAAAGACTCTACTAAATCTAAGTTAACACCATTTGAAAAAGAGTTTGCAAAGCAACGTAATATTCAAGGACCTGGTGGAGTATTTTCATGGACAGATCCTGCTACTGGAAAAACTGGAAAATACACAACAGACTATGCAGAAGAAAATGCTGCATCTCCTGTTTCTAAAATAACTATTGAAAATAATGGACAATTAGGTAAAGAATATGGATCTGCACCATCTAGTGATACTGTAGATACATCAAAACTTCCAACTCCTAGTAGTACTGATAATTCAACTTCAGGAAGTTCTTCTGCAGCAGCACCAGTAAATTCAACAACTACTTTAAATATTCCTAGCAGTGGAGGCAGTGGTGGAGGCAGTAGCGGTGGAAGTTCAGGCACTGCAGAACCATCTTCTCCAACTTCAGGTAATGCTGTATCTGCTGCATCAATGCAAGCCACTGCACCAACTCCTACTCCTAGCGCAGTTGCTCAACAAAATTCAAAAGGGATGAATATGTCTAAAGCTAAATCAGACGATGTCAATCCTGTTGCAAATGTTCCTGAAGTAGATGTGGACTTAGGATCAATTGCTAACCTTTGGTATCATAGAGCGGCGGTATAATGGGCATACTATCTAAGCTTGGAGCTGTTGGTGATGTGCTACGAAATAAAATATCTGGTAGCGCTGAGGGTGAGACAGAAAAAAAAGATGCGTATAAAGAGCCTGATACTAAGAAAGAAAAAGACGCAGAGAAAGAACCTAATAAGAAAGAAAAAGACGCAGAGAAATTATCACCTAAAGATTCTGGCGATCCACTATATGATATAGTAAAAAGTATTGAAGGATCTATTAATGACTTTGTAGAGTTAATAATTGGGGAAGGTCCTCAGGCAGAAGCTATTCCACCAACTGTTGACGGTACTAAACAAGAAAAAAAACCTAAGCCTCCTAAGCCCCCTGAAGTTACAGAAATTCCTATTTTCAAAAAATTAAAAGCTTTAGCTGGAATACTAGTTGGGGTTGTTCTTCAATTTGCATATCCATTATATCTAAAAGCTAAAGAGATGTTCGAACAAACAAAGCTTTGGGTTGAAAAAGCACAGATACTTTTTGAAGAGAAAGTGTTAACATTCTTTACTGTAGATATTCCAAGGTATGTTGAAGACATCAAAGACTTCTTTGTAGTCAAAGTTCCAAGCTACTTTTCTCAGTTTACAGATATGATTTCTGTTGGAATCCAGAACATTCTAGATATTCCAAAAGAAGTATTATATGCAATGGAGGGATTTTCTGTAAAATTTGGTCGAGATGTTATTGACACTATATCTCCATGGCTGTCTAAAATTGGTATAGATCTAGATGATTACAGTAAAGAGCTTAAAAAACGTGAAGAAAAAATAAACCAAAAGAAAGAAACATTAGACGCAACGCAAGCTAAACGTGAGAAAGAATATCAGGAAAGAAGTAAAGGACGTGACTCTGAAAGACTTGCATTAGATGCCGCCAAAGAAAATGAAAGGCAACGTGAAGATAAATTAAGACAAGAAGAATTTGATAGAAGAAAAAAAGAAGTTGCTAATAAGCAGAAAATTCTAGATGAAAAACAGGCACCTACTGCTCCAGCTGCTCCTGTTCCTGCTCCAGCACCTGCTGCTCCTGTTTCAACTACAGATGCTAAACCAGTTACAATATCTGCAAGCACTGGTAAAGCAGCGATGATCACAAAGTTAAATGAGAATAAAATAACAGATCCTACTGCAAGAGCTGCTATCATGGCTCAAGTAGGTCATGAATCAGGTGGTTTCACTACGCTTTCAGAAAATCTTAGATATAGCGCAAAAGGTTTATTAAATACATTTAAGAAATATTTTAAGACTGAAGATGATGCACAGACATATGCTAGATTAGGTCCTGCTGCAATTGCTGATAAAGTATATGGAAATAGAATGGGAAATGCTCCTGAAGGTTCAGGAGATGGATTTAAATATCGTGGTAGAGGATTTATACAGTTAACAGGCAAAGATAACTATACAAAATTTGGATATGGTGGTAACCCAGATGCTGTATCAAGCCCAGATGCTGCAGCTGAAACTGCTATTAAGTACATGCTTGGATATAAAGGTGATTGGTCAAATATTACCGCTGTGACTAAATTTGTTAATGGTGGCACAATTGGGTTAGAAGATAGAGAAAAACATTTTAAAGAATACTTACAAGATCCAAGTGTAACACAAGTTACAGCTGCTGCCGCAAGTCCAGCTCCTTCATCTGGTGGAACTGGTAATCAAGTTGCTGCTGCTACTAAAAATGCAGATATTAAACCGCCAACACAACAGCAAACTGCTTCTATATCTACAAATAAACCACAGCAAGTTGCTTCAAATGGAAGTGGGGGAAGATCATCTCCCCCCAGCTCAGATGGTATTAATAAACAATACCATGATCACTTCGCTTTACCAGCTTAGTTATCTTCTTCTGCAAGTTTCTTAAAGAAGTCTAGTGAGTCATCATCATCATCCAAAGATGGAGCCTTAGGTGCAGCTACAGTTTTGGCTTTTGGTGCAGGTGCTTCACGCTCTTCTTCAACTACACTATTTTTAGGTGCAGTACCAAGAGCAAGTACCCGATAAAGTTTTGCTTTTAGTTCATCATAAGACTTGAACTTAGAAGGATGAATGAACTGCTGCAATGAATGCGCAGGACTCTTTGCATACGATTCCCAAACTGCTTCTAGTTGGTCATCATCTTCAAACAATGCTCCTGCTGTATCAAACGAAGAATTATCATAATTACGATAACCTTCAACATTACGAATCTTCACTTTAAAGTTAGCACCTTCCCATAGATCAAATGGGTTAATTGGCTTCTCATCTTCAAACTCAGGATTCATTGCAGCATTTAGTTTATCAAAGATCTTTTTGCCATACTTGAACATCATGACTTTACCTTCATTCTCTGGATGAAGAGTATCTTTGATAACGTATACGTTCGAGATGAAAGTCAAACGACGTTTCTGTTTACGAACGATTTCTTTATTGGATTCAACACCTGAATCCCACAACTGTTTGTTGTATTCTCCAACTGGATCGTTTTCACCGATAGTTGATAGAGACTTCTCGATGTACCAACCACCAGGACCTTGAAAACCGTGATCCCAAATACGAACGAATGGAACATCTTCGCCTTCAGGTGCAGGTAGAAAACGAATAACGCTAAAGCCGTTACCAGCTTTATCTACGTCAGGACGCCAGAAATTCTTGTCGTCATCATCGTTTGTGTAGGTCTTATTTAGTTTGGTAAGCTCTGAGTTGAGCTTTTCGAGAGAGGCTTTTGACTTGCGCTTGAGGTCAGCTAGTGACATATATGTAACTCCTTATAATTTGTATGCGTTGTATAATCGTCTTATTCACGTACTCATAATGTACATTTTATTTATATTACTTACTTGAGGCGATCGACTGGTTTGCAAAGATAGAATTTGTGGTAATATGAGGATTCCGTCTTGCTTCGATCTTATCAGTTTCAGCATTATAAACTCTAGTCCTAAGACCTGAACTAGACATTTTGTGATCGCGTTTATTGAAATATAAAGCGATGTCACGTGATTTACAGATATCCCTACCTGTAAAATTCGTATGTCGATATTCTTCACCAAGAATACGAACATTAATTGGATATGCACGAAGGACTTCTTCAAGGTCTGCTTCAGTAATATATGGAATAATCTCATCTACATACTTACATGCAGATAATTGGATGAATCGTTCTGTCAATGTTTGAATAGGTTGATTCTTATTATCACGATCAATAGTTGGATCTACCTGTAATCCACAGATTAGATATTCACAATGCTCTTTTGCTTCACGCAACATAAGAATATGACCTGCATGTAGAAGATCAAACGTTGATGCTGTAAAACCTATTTTATGCTTCTGCATAGAACTTCTCCTTTAGAATCTTTCTCATCTTAAACTTATCGTACTTTAAGAACGGCCGATATTTGTTCATCTTCATATGTACTCCAGGCCAGATGATTGTATCAGCGATGTTCTTGTCAAAGTATTTAGCGAACTTCAAAATATCATCAATGATCACAAATGTGTCTAATGAGATGTTCTTTCGAAGATACTGTTTTAAGATATAAGGATGTTGTCCATCTTCTACTACAAAGTTCTTATTAAGATCTTCATGTAACGCATTCAACTCAGTTTTAAAAAGATATGACAAAGACTCTTGTCGTTTCTTCCATTCTAAATAATTAGAATCACCATCATGATGTTCATCAAACAGTTGACCAATCCATACTTGAGGATTATCGATGAGATTCACCATTAAGAAGTTCTCTATATCATCTTTCTTAGCGAGCTTATGAAAATAATACTTATCTTTTCTTGTTTCAAAAGAAGTGACAGACGCATTAGTCTTTCCATTGTACTTGAAGTAGTCATATCCCTTTTGCGTGAAGTGTTGCTTCATCGCCAGGTATTTCATGTAAGCTTCAAATGGATTCATTGAATGGAAGTTTTGCTTTCTTTGGAAGATAGTTTAGATTCTCGGCTTCTGCTTGAAGCTTTGATTTTAGTACCATACTAGATTTAACTATTGATGCTGCTGTTTCAATCTCAATACCGTTCTTTTGAGCTAGATGTACAATAGCATCTAGATACGGTTCTTTAGTTCGTAATACAAACTCTTCTACTTCTTTGATAAACTTCGAGGACGTGATTACATTTTCCAACTGTTCTTCATGATTCATAGTATTCCTAAACAATAAATAACCATATGATTATTATAATCTAACTTACAAAATAAGTACACACTTTTAAAAGAGGAATTATTATGGACTTAGTATCTGCAATGAAAGCTGCTCTAGCTGACACATATTCATTTTACCTGAAAGCTCATTACTATCATTGGAACGTAGAAGGACCAGACTTTAAACAATACCATGAACTATTTCAAATGGTTTATGAAATTGCATATGGAAGTGTAGACCAATATGGTGAAGAGATTCGTGCTTTAGACGCATATGCACCAGGTTCTTTATCTCGTTTTGCTGAACTAACAAAGATTACAGATGATAATACAGTTCCTGTAGCTTTAGAGATGGTAAGACGTTTAGCAGCTTCTAATGATGTAGTATTATCATCCATTGAAACTGCATACGAGTTAGCAGAAGCAGCGCATCAACACGGTCTAAGTAACTTCTTAGCTGAACGCCAAGATGATCATAGGAAGCTGCGCTGGATGCTCAATGCTACACTAAAAACACAACCATTAGAATCAACATCACTAAAATAATTACTTATGATTCATGATGTATGTAATGCATACATCATTCTTAGCTTCACCATAAGCACATTTAATGGCGATTGGATCAACACCTTTTCCAATCGCCATTTCCATATTCTTCGCAAATAGTTCATCTTGTTTAACATTACGGCTATATGTAGCAAGAGAAAAAAATACAACCATAATTACTATTGCAGAAATTACTGTAAATAGATTGAGATCTAACTGTTTCATATTTTGTACTCCCTCTTCAATTCAGGATCTTTCGATCGTTTATAAAATACATGATTGCCAATCCTTGCTGTAACATTTAATTTCCAGCCAGGTCTTATATAATTGGCATGATAATACATAGCACCTTTAGTGCTGTCCTCTATATTCTCATAGTTCATCATGGCGTAAATAGCAATATTTCTTATCTCATTATATAGAGGAGTTCCTACTATTTTTTTTCTTCTTATCAAGAAACTTTGATCGCAGTACCAAGAAAATTGGCATACGCCTGCAGTTTTCTGTTGCACTACTTCACAGATGGTATCTGGAAAAGATGGCGATGAAACACGATTTAATGTTACCATCGCAACAGCAAGTTTACCTTCATCTGGTTCATAACCAGCTTCAAATAAAATATTCTCTGTCAAACAGTTAACTTGCTTTTTAGCTTCATTAGAAAGCTGATAGTACTCTACAACCATTGGTGTTGTTGTATCAGCGGCTGTAAAATTAAATAATAATATTGATAGAATGCTTGTTAATATTAACAATTTACGCATAGTATCTCCTTAATTAGTTAGGAGAGGGCATACCCTCTCGTTCCCGGATCAGGTAGACTTTTTGCTAGTAGTCTTTTCTGGAGTAATGTTCGAAACAAAACCATTCAAGATTTGAGCCTTGTTAATGATATCTGTTTCTGTAGGATAGGCTGGGAAACCTGGATGGTCTGGAGGTGTTTGTCCAGCGTGACGAGCATTTTCAACTTTGACTGACCAGTCGCTTGAAATTTGCTCACGTCGGCCAAAGTGATCTTCAGCTAACATATCTTTGGCCATTTTTAAAAGTTCGAGGCGAATCTCGAAAGGTGACATATTACTCATGTGTTTCTCCTGTGTTATGTGTATGTGATGGTAGTTTTAATCGGATCTACCAACCGATATTTTATTTATATATTAGCGATTCGCAATATACATCGTGATCTCGAACCCAAAGCGTAGATCAGTTGCTGACGGTTTTGTCCACATAATTTTCTCCTAGTTATTAATAAAGCTACTACATATAGATCAGTAGTTGAAGATGCTATAGCAAAAGTTCAACATGAGACCATTAATTCGGACCGACTGATTGGGTGATAAGGACAGTCGGTGAAAACCTCATCTAGAGCTTAAGCTGCTAGAGCGTAATCGCTATCGTTTGCGTTTACTTGTTTTGCTTGATTTACGGTCATCGCCTACCGTGTTGCCTTCTCTACTATCTCACCCTGTCGAAACCTGGTCATCCCCATCAGAAGTACACAATCCCCGCTAGAGCCCTCAGAGGTTTCTTTCATCTAGGACAACTATGCACTTCTGGTGGAGATGGAGGGAATCGAACCCTCGTCCAGAATGCCTTCGCTTTGAAGGAATTACAACAATTCTTTTTATCTTACTTATAAGTTGAACAGTAAAATAATACAATACAAACACCGACCATTAATGCTCCAATCAAACCTACAAAATATCCAGCAAAAAAACATGAAGCAGACATTATCTAATATAATTACCTGTTGTTACAACGTAAATGAAAAATGCCCAACCAAAGCGTAAGGCAATATCAAACCAACGTTCGAAATGATCGAGTTTGGTTTTCTTTTTAGGTGTAAGATCGTCTTTAAAGTCTAACATAGTTTATTATATATCCTATTCGTACATAACAGTTGAAGAGTCACCTAGTGCCCATTTAGGATTTGTTTCTACTACATACTTCTTAGTACAAACTTTAAAGTCAGGGAACTTTAGCTCTTTTGGATTACTCGCTGCATCCATAAAGATACAACGATTATTTGGTTGTGCTGCATATTGACCATTTTCTAGTTCAATAAAATTGAACGACTTATGATCTTCAGGCCACTCACTATAACTTGTATCTAATACATTCAAATCAGGTGAAGCATTATCTACAGTGAACATGTAATCTCCACCATAGAACTTCTTATCTTTAGCATAGAACTTACAGCTTAGATTACGAAGGAATGCTTTTTGAATGACTGCTATATCATAACTAAAACAATCCCAGATCTGTAGAGTATCTAGCTCAAGAAATTTCTTAGGATCTAGATTTGTATTTCTACTTACATATGCATTCAATGGAAGCTTATCATATAACGCTCCATAGTTGGGAAGATACGCCTCAATACGAAATGCTTGACTACGAAGACTTTTGATAGAAACCCAAATGCAAGGTTCGTATTCTCCGTGTCCTTTCTGAAAATCGTATAAAAATTCCTTTCTGACAAAACAATGTACAGGTGGAATATTTGCTACTAAAAATGACATAGTTTGCTCCAGTAAGAACTATTCAGGGCCTCCCAGAGAGGCCCGGACCGTGGTTGATGTATTTCTATATGACCTACCGTGCCCGGACATCTCTGGGAGGCTCCGACCGGAGTCGGAGTTAACTATCTGATAACTACAGATTAGTTAAAAGGTTGATAACCCATGCTCGAGAGTGTTGCGTAACCAGCTGCAACTACTGCACGTGTAGGCTTACCAAGACGATACTTGATACGCTGTTCACCTTTTGAGTTTGTCGACTTGTTTGCATAAACAGCAAAACCTTCAGTGCGTAGTTGATGCACAAGCGCTGAAGGATTACCAACTTGGAAACGTGCTTGGATCTGTTTAGCTGTCAAGTCTTCACCATTTTGAAGAGCTTCAAGAACACGATCAATCTTAGTCATAAGAAAAAACTCCATATTAAATTGTGACCCGCTGATTATATATCTGTCGGAAACCGCGGGATCACTTTAGTTTCCGACAGATGATTTGAATTTATGCTACTTCTGCAAATTCTACTGCATTCTCGAGAGCTTTGATTTTCTTGTCTCGAGTTGTACCATACCAACTGTTGTAAACTCGGGTATCTTGATCACGACCAAGATGGTGGTCACAGAGGTAAGTAACTGCATTGAAAGCCTGCCACCAAGAACCGCGTGCAAAGTTTGCACCTGGCTGAGATTCCATAACTTCCAAGCATGCTTTTGCATTCTTCGAGATCTTCGCTTCATCGCCTTTGGCGTTCGAAGTCATCGGGAATACAGAGTTGAAGTACTCAATCAGAGAATCAGATTTGTAGAAGCGAGTACCCAAGAACTGAGCCATCTCCTTGTACTGATCCAGCTTGTCTTTAGCAATACCAAGAGCAAGCTTTGCCTGATTTGCATCGAAGACATTACGATGCGACATGTTGAACTGCATTTCTGCTTTCTGATTTAAAGACAGAGTCAACGTGTTATTACATACAACTCGGATTGGAGTGAAACGAATATCAATCGATTTACCAAATTGATGTGGATTAGTGAAAAGCAAGTAGCTATCCACTTGATCACCTTTAAACAAGTCGAAGGATTCCTTGACCTTAGCCAAAGCCCAAACAACTTTACCATTCTTCAGAGATCCAGCAGTATGCATCTCCATATCACCAGCATGAACGAAGTCATTAAAGAATTCAAATGCTGTTTCGTTTTGAACAGGATTCCATGAATCGGAAACCATAGTGAGGATGCTCATGTCGTTATCACGAACGAGAGCTTCAGTACCAGTAGCAACTTTCTTGCCACCCATTTCTACAAACGCGGGAACTTTGTGTACTTCCCAATCAAGACCAGCTTTTTCCAACATCTGTGCAGGAGAAAGATCGTTAGGAACTTTCTCGCCCAGACCATGCCAAGGTACTTCACCAGCGTATGCCATTGTTTCAATTAAGTGTGCCATAATTTATATCCTTCATCAAGTTAGAATGCTATTATATATTACTGCTAAAAATAAGTACACTGTTTCTTTTTGACAACAGTTATCCAATTGTACCCTGAACTCCACCAACTCCACGCGCCATGCGACTAACGCCTTGTGCCCACTGAGAATACTTACCACGAGAAGGATCGTAAGTGCGTTCACCTTTGCGAGGTTTACGCGGTGCGCACAGAGTAACCTTTACACCGTCCTCATTAACAAAAACTACATCATTCCGCTTCTTCATTAAGCTTCTCCACATTATCAAATTCATCTTCAAGGAAGATAGTACCACCATACAACTCTTTGTACATCACAGCAACATTTAAAATATAGAACATCATAATTTTACCGTCTTTTGTGATGAGCACATATTTCATTTAGTCCCTACGATCATAGACGTATACGTCGATTTTAGTTGCATTCTTAATACCACCTACGATGTTTCCAGCCCAATCATAACTTACTGGACCTTTGCAAGTTTCTCTTGTCCAGAAATTAGGTTTAATTTCCATCTTCACTTCAGGTTTACGACCACGAAGCACAACACGCTTTTTATTAGGATTACGATAGTTGATCGATTTGACTACTTTCTTGATCAATGCTAGGTTTTCCATGTCGCTGGCAGAGTTCACGTCGAGGGTAGTCACATAAGAAGTCGAGGTACGTTTTGTCATAATGTTTATCCTTAAGCGTATGTGCAAAAATTTTGTGCAGACTCTTCTTTAGTCTTCTGTTCTGACCAGTTACGCATCAATTCCAGCATTCCAGATTTAGTTTCAACACGATTAATTTCAGTTCCTTTCGCGTTGAAAAGAGTCCAATACTTGTCACCAGACATTTTCTCTAGAGTGAATGAGCAATTATTAAGAGTGATTATGTAATTACCTGATCTAAATCTGCTTACTTTCATTTTGTTTCCTCATTTATTTAATCGATAGAGACATTATACCATACAATGAGGAAAAAGTACACAGTTTCTTTTTGACAATGTGTACGGAATGATACACTTTCAGAATAGTGCAGAATGTTTCCTAAAAGAAACAATTCAGAGGTCTACCAGGGGTCCCTGGAGCTCTCCAGGCAGGCAGGACATATGTTTATACATCCAACAGGACCCGCAGTCACTGGGAGGTCCTGGTTTGTTTCCCAAATGATAATGTTATCATAATGGTATATTGAACTCATTGTAGATGTTCGCAATCACACTTACCAGCATAGCATTATAAACAAAATCAGTTTGTGCTTCATTGCTCATCTGTTTGCGTATCATCGAAATGCAATGTTCAGCTATTAACTTAGCATATTGCTCATTGTAGTTGTTGACCCAATTTTCAACGTTTAGGCCATGAGGAACTTTGTTTTTAGCTTCTTCACCAAGTTTTTTAATGAGTTCGTTCATTTTCTATCCTTCAATCAGAGTGCGATTCTGAACATCCCAATAAAACTCGATAGCCTTCTTCGCGTGTTCCAATGATATATATTGACCTAGATGACCTTCATCAGCTACAGTAAATGTGAAGTCTCCAGTGTACACTACTGCATAGAAGATCTCTTGAAGTGCTGCTTTGCCAGCATGACCAACGATCTTACCAGTAGATACGTTATAAAAATAATACTTGTCAGAAATACTTCTCCAAGCATACGAAATTTTATTTGTCATATTCAATTCCAAGCTGATTTAAGATCGCACGAGCAAATTCAATCGCACCATCACTACTCCCAGCGTCGTATGCATCATCGATATCTCCATCAAAATAATCTCTAAAATCAATACCATCTTCGTCAGGATTTGAAAGCTGATAATACTCTACAATAGATTCATATGTTGTTTTTTTTGTAGCTGTGTTTTTCAATGTTTGAAGGACTTGCTCGTTCATATAAATTCCTATCAGTTTCTATTAGTGAAATACTTCATCTTGTACAGCATAGTTCTTCAGGATATCAAAGACAACATCTGGTGGAAGACCTGTGCTATCTGATATCGTGTTGATGGAGATTCCATCTTGATGCATCTCGATAATGTCAAAAATTAAATCTTTGAACTTACTCATGTGTTTCACCTTCTTTTTCAAGTTGGATCAATGCGCGTGATGCTGCAGAGTTTGCATTTGTCATCGCGTAATCATCGCTAAGACTATTAAAACCTGAGAACAACTGCCACTCACCTTCTATCAACCACTCTACTCGAATGTCATATACTACTTCGAAAGGACTGCCATCATGAACGATCCGAACTTTACCCCAATCTGCTGATACTCTCATTTTTTTCTCCTTAAAATTCTGCGACAATTACACCGGCATCATTGAACTTTACAAAAAGTTTGCCATAACTCCAGCTTTCGTCTTCACGATACGTATACTTGTAGCTGAACTCTCCACCGTTGGTAATGCCCAGAAACTCTGCGGCCATGACTCGCTCAAGATCTTTATAACCAGCATTGATCAAAGCTTGATCTAGAGCGCGAGTGTTGAGGTTAGCTAATGTCTTAATAGTGTCTGCTGTAATCACGTTCACTCCTTAAACGTATTCTACTTCAGTTGCAGGGAACATGATCGTACCGTCAAACTCGAGCTGATCACGTTCGAACTGTGTGAGGTAATCATCAGCGACGATTTTCCAATCGACGATGTGTTCACGATAAGCATCGTTGTCGCATTCGATCTTTTCGCGAAGACTCATGATCGCGACAGTCGCTGCTGAGTTACCACCTTTGAACTTCTTGACGACGTAGTCGCTTCCGCCTTTAGCTTTCCAGTAAGCATTTTCGCCTACACCCAAAGTACCATTTTTGTCAATTGCGTAGTTCTCGTAAACCTGAGTGCTGATAAGTAATTTCATAATGTCCTCATTTATTTAATCAATAGAGTCATTATATACTAATGGCCAGGAAAGTACACTGTTTTTTCGAAAGTGTATCATTCCGTACACAGTTCCTGATTGATAACTGTTTCCGGCAGGAAACTTACCCTCTCCGCATCTTAGTTATCTCTTTTGCACTATCTGTAGAGAACACGGGGACTGAATTAGATTTATGCATTACAGCGATACCGATCATCTTATCGCCAGTATACACTTTTTGGTGATCGATAGGTTTAGTGGCATTTCCACCAGTATCGAGAGAAGGATATTTAGGAGTCTCCCGACGTGCAACAACAGGAGGAGTATACACCTTACGCTTTATATTGCGTGTAGGTTTTGTTTCATACTTCTTCATTAGATCATTCCACTCATTCTGAAGTTGAATCGATTTTTGCTTTTGCTCAGAAGAAGTAAATTTAGTCTTACGCTTCTTAGTAGAAGTAGTAGTAAAATATACGGGCATAAGAGCCATTATTCATCCTTATCAATAGTAACATCTACACGCTTAATCTTATGAATGGTTCTATTACCATCATCGTCATAATCAACTAACAACATCTCATTATCTTCCAATAGCTGAAGAGTAATATCGATACCTCTGCACATTCCTGTCTTCCATAGATCGAACATAGAATACAACCAAAGGATAAACAATACGAACAACATCCAGTCTTCTAAGTACATCCTGTGCTCTCCTGTTAAAACAATTATACCACAAGCGCAGAAAAAAGTACACACTTGTTTGCAAATAATTAGTTTACAAAATTATAATTTTCTTTCTTGCAACTTGTAATAATTTGATATCGCTTCTGCCGCTTTGGAGATATACTCTTTGCGGTCAGCCACGAAGACGAGTGGATCTTCATGATCAACACCCATGATGACGACTAATTGTTTACACTTGATGCTGGTCATATCTTCAAACATCAACGAATACAAAGTCATTTGAACGAAGTAGCTCTCGATATCTTCTTTGTCTTTAAGTCTTCGAGAGGTTTTATAGTCGATGATAGAAGGATATCCATCGAACTGAGCAATACAATCTACACGACCAGCACATCTAGTCTTCTCTGAAAAGAGAGGAGCTTCGATAGCATAGACATTATTAATACGGTGAAGATGTTGCTTCATGCTATTAAACATCTGAATATTTACTGGGACATGATCCTTTGTATAATCAGAGTTATTCATTATGTAGTCTTCACACATCTTGTGGATAGCTGTACCGCGTCTTGCTGCTTGTGTTGATATTCTATTGGCGACTTCTTCTCCTACCTGCGCACGCCACTCATGGACCCATCCACCATAGATAGTTCCAAGAATTGATGTTACTGAAGGGAGTTTCTTACCGTTAGTTCCAACATAGTATCGCTTCCCATCGATACTTTCAGTCAGTAATTCGGGAAGCGATACTAATTCATGATTAAATGTTTTATCCATATCCTAATCTGGTTTTTTCAATGATGTAATTTTTCACAAACCCAGATCGTACAATATCTTCTTCAAGGAACTCTACATGAGAGAACCCTCGTATACGATCTAGGATCTTCATAATATCTATAATGCCTGATTTTTCTTTTCCTGATAGATCGCCTTGACGGAAGTCTCCACATAAGATAAGTTGACAGTTTCTACCGATACGAGTAATTACAGAATCAAGTTCATGAAACGTCATGTTCTGCACTTCATCTACAATAACAATAGAATCATTTAGTGTCGTACCTCTGACGAAAGAGGTAGATAGAAAATCAATAGTGCGTCGTGTCTTTAAGATCTCATACGCATCGCCACGTCCAAATAGTTCTTCACAGATAGCACGATAAGGAGCTTCATATACTTTAGTCTTCTCTTTGTCATTCCCAGGTAGGAAACCCATATCCCTTGTTGGAACAACACTTCGAATAATAATAATTCGCTTCTTTGTTGACGTTCTATCGGTGATCTCCTTTAAAGCCAAATAAAGCGAGATAAACGTTTTACCTGTTCCTGCTACACCATGCAGTACAACGTTCTTATCATCTTCAATTATATCAAACGCTTTTCTTTGTGCTTCTGTTTTTGCTACAACATTATCTAGTTTCATATGATTCTTAATAACAACTACATTGTTACTAGAACTATATTGTTCAATTGTTTTGGGTACTCTCTTAAGTTTTCTTGGGAGAGGCTTTTCTTCTTGGTATTCTCTTCTACCCATGTGTTTCCCTGTAAAATGTTGTTATGAGAACGTGTTAAACTTCGAGCGCGGACTTCCTTTCTTAATTTTACGTAAAAGTTCTCTAAAACCCTCTGAAGGTTTCACGAGGCCAAGTCGAACAGGATCACTCATACCTGGTGTCCCATCGATAAATCGTTCTAAATGTGGATTGTCTTCTTTGAACTTATCATACTCAGAGATACGAAACATATGTTCCTCTATCTCATCTGTATCTTTATTCTTAAACGTGTACGTTGGCATTAATATTCCTCTTCCAACTTTATAAGTTCTTTAACATCTTTTATTTTGATGGCGTGTTCTAATCGTTTGTCATAGAACTTATTATTACGATTAGACTTATGATATTCTTCTTCATCATAGTGCCTCATCTCTTTATACGTCTTACGGTTATTTCCGAACTTAAGATTTTGATGTTTGCTCATTTGCTGGAAGGAGGTCAGGGAAAGCCTCTTGTACTAGTTTATAGGTGATTCCTTTATAAGGCATCTTCTTGTCTTTTACTGCAAGCATAAGTTTAGCGTCATCTTTATCTAAACTCTCTATGAGTCCAATAAAGAGAACTTCTTTCTTAAGCTTTGTGAGTTCTGGTTTCCGCCCTTTTAGGAACATCCACAGACGCCTAGTTTCTTGATAGAGACGACCTTGCATATCATCATACACGCAAGGTTTATATGGAGGATCTCCTTCTGGAAGATCCCATTCTATAGTTGGATCGAACGCACCTCGTAGGATTGTTCGTAAAGTGACTCCATCATGCTGACGTAGAACTTCAATTTTTTCTGCTTTTGTTTCTTTCTTAGAAGTTATTTCTAAGATTTCAGCTATTCCAAGTTTCATATTTAGAAGTCATTAATTGACTCCATCAAGCCCTTCAATTTGAACTTGATAAAGTAGTTAAATATATGTTGACGACTTTTATTAGATTGAGCTTCATACTCAGTCATAACATTATCACGCACATACTGCGGAATAAATGTAAGGTCGATCAACTGCCTATTGCGATGATAGTTACGTAGCATATTCTCATCACAAAACTCTTCAGGTTCCTGATTAAGCCATAGTTCCAATTTCTTGGAAGATACAGACTTCTGACGTTCACCTACGATGATACAATTATCGGCTGATAGGAAGTTAGGAATACCATCTCCTTTATCGCCTCTAATGATATGTTCAAGGATGAACTTTTCAGGTTTTTTATTCTTTATATATTTTTTTCTAACAGGATCGAACTGCTCTACATTAGAATATATTTGCAGTTGGATAAAATCTTTATCTCCAGAAAGAATCAATATCTTCTCATCTGACTTTGACATCAGTTGTTTACCATATTTATGAACCAGAGTTCCTATGACGTCATCTGCTTCAGCGCCATGTGCTTGGATAACACGATAAGGAAGATATTCTTTAAGCTCATCACGAATCTTGTTAAGCGATTCAAAGACTGTAGTCCAATCGATCTCAGACTCTTCACGAGCTTTCTTACGATGAGCTTTATAGTAAGGGAATATATCACGTCTCCAGTAATTGCGATCATCACAGGCAATTACCATTTCACCGTAATCCTTACTGAACTTAGTATTGTAGGATCTGAGAGAATTCAGAACCATATGACGAATAAGACCTTCTTCAATCTTGATGTTAGTGTATGATCCGAGTTGAGCCATCAGATTCGAGATCATAACTTGGCTTAGGTCGACGATAATCATTATGTGAATGCCTTCAAAATAACCGTGTCTTCATTGAGACGGCCATTTAAAGTGGCTGCCTTTCCATTTATGTTTTCTAAAAATTTACGAAGTGTAACTTTGTTTGCATTTGTAAATTCATTAAGCTGAATTTCAGGTTTACGAAGAGTCTTATGTATCGATAGCTCTTCATTATAGTTGATGATCGTAGTTCCTTTAATAGACAGCGTCTGATTAGGACCAGCGATGTACACACCCAGCTTTCTGTACTTAGTATTATATATCCAAACTGATTGTGCTCCAACGATAGAAGTTGGATCCGTACTAACAAGTTTCAACTCAGGGAATGATTTACAGAACTTCACCTTAGTCGTAAGCTGTGATGCTGATTTAACTTTAGCTTTACGTGGCTTACGTACCTTCATAGCTTTAACGTTCTGTGTATACTTCTTAGTAGACGTAAGAATGTTCTCTACGAATCCTATAAACTTCTTTAGATCAGTACGCTTGAAATTGCTATAACCTTCTACTAACTGTTCATCTGCTTTTTCATACGTAAGTAGCAATTCACTTAGAAGATTAGAATACGTATCCTCGATATACTTTGCAACTGCAGGTGTTGCTTGATTTAGTTGCATGCATTCATATACATCAAATTCCCAGTTGCGTTCATCGATACAAAAATCAATGTCGTTGATAATGACTAATGCTTTTTTTGCGCCTGAATCTACTTTAGGAACTGGTGGTTGTACTTCTTCTTTATCAGCAAGAAGTACTTCTTTGCCGCGTTCTATGCATCGATCGAGGTCAGCTTTAAGATTGATGATAGCACTTTTAGACAATGCAACTTCACCACTTTTATTGATGACAGCTGCAAGTTTAGCGGAGGTCATAGGTAATCTCCAATCCTCACACGCATTGAATTGAAGAATATTATCTTTGGAATATCCAGACTTTCTCATGAACGTAATGATATGTTTTTCTAAATCTTTACGTGAGAAGCTGTTGTAGAATGTTAGAGCATTGATCAATTCCATCTTTGTCATTTCACGATCATATTGACGCTCTTTACCATAGATCTTTGCATCTATAGCTGCTGCTTTTTCTTGATTACTCTTGGGTTTTCTTGTAGCCATAATGTGTCCTTATTCAATTTGAATAAACATTATAACATAAGGGCCAAAAAATGTACACCGTTTCTTTTTGACAACTATTTTGTTCTATTGACAACGACTTTATTAAAGTGGCAGAGAGTGTGGGATTCGAACCCACGGACCAATTTTTATCAGTCGACGGTTTAGCAAACCGTTGATTTAAGCCACTCATCCAACTCTCCACTATTCATTCATTAGATCATCAACGAAATTTAAAAGATATTGCTGATGAGTGTTATGATGCCAATGCTTTCTCATCCAAGTATAATTATCATACCAACTTTTCTGACTTTCAGGATGACATCCTATTAATCCAACTTTACCTTGTATGATAGCCATAGCATCACCATTTGGATATGTGGCTATAGTCTCATATTCACCATCTCCTGTAAATGCACATCCATCGTAGAAGAACATATTTTGGGAATAACCATTCCATGATATAGGCATCGCTTTAGCATGAGGACGTCTAGTGCATGTGTTAGGTCTAGTTATGTATTGCTCGGCTTTGACAGAGTCAAGTATGTCAAAATAATCAGATCCCGCCCAATATGCTCCCATGCATATACCCAAGTAATGCCCACCGTTATTAACGAAGCTACGGATGCGTTCAACATGAGATCTAAGTAGATAATTCCAGCTATCGGCATCGCCAACACCACCAGGAAAAGCAACCATATCAACATCATCAAAAAAATCATCTTCTAACTCCTGTTTGGTAAAAATTTTAAAGTCATAGTGCGGTGTAAGAGCTTGCATTATACCATTCACCGACTGAATCGAGCACTTTGGCTGATGAACGAATAAAGCAATTTTACGACGCATAATTACCAATTATCTCCTTAAATCCAACTGTTCCACCTTGCTCTTGTATCTTCTTGATTGCATCTTCAAACAAGATAGGTCTAAAGTCTGTTTGCTCTACACATACACAATAATATCGAGGATCAATTTCACCTGATTCATTTAGTACTCTATTACTATGAGTATGACCATGAATGTTAGTTCCAAATCGATATAGCGCGGATGGATGAAGAGGTATATGAGAAAGAATCATACCATTCATTACATGATATCCACGGACATCTTTAAAGAAAGGAGTATATTCTTCTAGTTTAAAGATATCATGATTACCTTTAATGAGAACTTTTTCACCGTTCAAAAGACCCAGTATCTTCAAAGCTTTACGATTAATGACTACATCACCAAGATGATATACCTTATCTTTAGGACGAACAGTATCATTCCAACGTCTCACCATCTCCTCATCCATATCAGCTGGATCATCCCATGGACGAAGCTTAGTGACACCATCATTCCTCATGAACTTGCAAACTCCCGCATGACCAAAATGTGAATCACTTGTAAGAAAAACTGCTGGCATTACCATCCACCTTCGCTATGTTGCATTAGATAACTATATACGCTTTCATGATCTTTAATCCATTGACCTGCAGGAGTCATATCATTAAAAGCTTTATTTGGACTACTCCACCACGTATCAGCAAGATCTTTACCTACCAGAGCAATAACCAATGCTACAGATCTTTGCTTCATAATATGTTCATTCATAATAATCCTTGGTGGAAGCGGTGAGATTCGAACTCACGGACCCATTTCTGAGTCGACAGTTTTCAAGACTGTTCCGATAAACCGGACTCTGGCACGCTTCCATGTTTTAGTCAAAAACACCTACAACATCTTCTTCTGTAAGGATATAGATTGGAATATTATCTATAGTCGTAGATGTTGCTTTGTTCCAATTAATTAAAATCGTTTCACCAACTTTTACATCTACAACATCCGGCCCAATTGCTATAACTTTTGCTTTATCAACAGTTTCTATACCTTTAGCAATATAGATTCCAGATCCTGTAGTCGTCTCACTTTTCAATTTTACTGCTGCAAGCTTTTTACCAATCGGTTTAATTTTCATTCTGAATCCTTATATATGTAAAATTGGTCCGGCCGCCAGGAATCAAACCTGGATCGCAAGATTAGAAGTCATGTGTACTATTCATTGTACTACGGCCAGATTTATAATTATAAGTCAAATGCATTAAAAAGTACAACGTTTATTTGTATAAATACTGATAATAGCTATATGCTATTTATTATAAAAAGGTAAACATAATGTTACACAACTATCAACCTGTATTTAATATCAATATGATAATAGAAAAGCAACAAACGTTCTTATGCGAATTTGTTGATCTAAAACGTAATGGTTGGTTACATTATTCAAAAGCTTTAAACAACATGACCGGCGATTTTTGGCAGCTATGGATGGATGAAGCTGATAAGCAAGTTAGTAATCTAGCTGAAAGCATGAAGCTGACAATTAGATCTAAGTAGTACCGCAGTTTATGTATACATCATCTTGAGGATTCATCCTTATCAATTGTCATTGACTTGACGTCTTGTAGTGCAATATAATTTTTAAACATACTAGAGTGGGGAGTGGGGTATGAAATTCCTGAGCATCATAATGCTCCCATTGCTATTTCTTGGTTGTGAGCAGTATTATCGTTATCCATGCCAAGATCCAGCAAAATGGGAAACCGAAGAATGTAAAAAGCCAATCTGTGAAGTGAACAGAGATTGTCCTGAGCTTATTTTTAATAAGGAGAAAAAATGAAAAACACAAAAACTAAAACAAGTAAACCTGGAGAAAGGTATACTGAACAAGAGCTAATGGTTAGACTAAAAGTTTTCATTGGAACATGTTTAGCATGCACACTTATTGGTATCGTATTTGTAGTTCTTTATTCACTAATATTTGTAGTTCAACCTCTAGATGCAATAAGTCCAATCGACGCAAAGTTCTTTGAGTTGATTATTCCTCTTGCTACATTCTTAACTGGTACATTATCAGGTATTATGTTAGCTGGAACTGGACGTGAAGCTGCAATGGCTGGAGCAGAAATGCAACGAAATGCCATGGCAGTAGATGAACCTCAACCAGACCCAGAACCAGAAGAAACCCAAAAGTAAAAACAAGGGGGTCTAGAACCCCCTTATAAACTATCATGGATCCGTTAACACTCTTTGCACTTGCTAATGGCGCAGTAAAACTTGTAAAGGAAGGTTGTAAACTTTACAAGGATATTAAAAGTGCTGCGGGCGACGTAACAGATGTATTAAAAGATCTTGATGATCAATTTCATAACAGGTTTAAAGATCGTGCACCAACTATTGCTGAGAAAAATCAGTACGTAGAAGAAAAAAATCGCGTCATTGAACTAAATAAGAAGAAGGGTGAGACAGCCAATATCTATACAGAGATTGGTCAACATCTAGGCGTATACTTTGATAACTATTATAAGTGCTTAGCAGTATTTGAAGAAGAAGAACGCCGTAGTAAAACTGAAGTATATCATGGTGAAGACAGCGTGGGTAAACGTGCACTACAACGTGTTCTACTTCAAAAGCAATTAAAATCAATGTGGTCAGAGTTACGTGAGATTATGGTATATCAAAGTCCTCCAGAATTAGGCGCACTTTGGACAGAAGTTGAAGAAATGATGAAAATAGTTGGTAAAGAACAAACCATAGCAATTGCTCAAGAAATGCAACGTGATAGAATACGCGCAAAACAGAATGCACGAAAAAGAAAAAAACTTAAATACAAAATTGCGTGTTGGAGTGTAGCTACTTTATCGATAATTTATCTAATTGCATTAGTCTGGAGCGTCGTTGAAATAAGAAAAGAAGTAAAACCGGAATTAGGAAAATGCCTAATTCCGAAAGGTGCTTGGGGCTATAAGCAATATAATAACTTAAAGTGGGTAGAGTGCGAGATTTAAGTCCATAAACTTGAGAAGTGTTTTGCAAATAGATTGATACCTTCTTGCATTCTATCCCAGTGTTTTTGACGACCTTCCCAATCGCATTCACGAGTACCAGTCGATTTTAGCTCAAACAGCTGTTCATCTTTTTTCGTGATAGGATTCCAGTGTGTTTCACCGCTTGCAATTGATTCGCACTCTCCGCGTTCACCTGTCCAATATGGATCATCCCAATTATCTTTATTATACTCTTCAAATGCCCATATCATATGATCGAGAGCTTTATTCCACTCATCTTCTGCTTGCTTGAAAAGCACATCAGCATGATCGTGAAGAGGTCCATCGCCTTTTTCAGCCCAAAACTCATTACTAGATACAAGATCACTATATTCTTTACCAAGAAATTCACATGGAACTCCATGCTTATCTTCTTTTACTTTATGAAGAAGAGGAGCAATGATCTTAGCAAGAGTATGATCAGCTGACCACGCATCATAGTTATGAATAACTATTTTTTCTTTCCGCTCGCCTCTCATCTTCTCTAGCCAAAGAAAAGGTGCAGTAGGAATTAAGATTGCAATCTTATCACGCAAGTATTCTGAGACTCCTACATATTTCAGGAGTTCTACAAGTTGATATGGTCCAACCCAGTTTTTATATGGTCCTAGATTAACTCGCATCTTCTGTCTCTTTATTTTTCTTAGTTGAAGAATGTTTACTGCCGTCAATTTGAGCTTTAATCATTGATTCTTTAAATACATTACGACGATCTTTATCCAAGATAGTAGTCATTGCACGTTTTGTTTGTTTTGAGATCTTAAAAGTTGAATCACGACGCTGCATATTATACCTCTACATATTTAAGTTTAAAATTATCAGCACGATCTTCATAACCATCATAGCCACGAGGATTGCACACAACACGAGTAGTACCAATCATATAGTCAAATTCTTCATGTGTATGACCATGAGTCCACAGTTTGATCTGACGATTATTCAAGATGAACTCATTCAGATCTGAACTATAAGCACCATTTGTTACCTTCTCATCCTTATATTTAGGATGAGTACTGAACTTAGATGGAGAGTGATGTCCAACTACAACAAATGGAGTAACAGAATTATGCTCTAAACATGTGCTTAGTTTCACAAGAAATTTCTTATGATCTTCTACAGAATCTTCTGGTGTGAACTTAGCTGGACGCTCTCTAAATACGATTTTACCTCCATCATCATACACTTTAAATGACACCATATTATGCGAATTATTGACAAGCTGAAAGTCACTCATAAAACTAGCAATTGACTTCATAGTATATCTATCTTCGTCGTTCATATCAGTCCATAGAGAACCGCCAAAGAACATATGCCCATCAATCAACATTGACTCTTTATCAAGCAAAAAGAAGTTCTCTAGATCTTTAGTTGCATTGCTGATATAATCAAATGAATACTTGAAGTCTCCATGATAGTGCTCATGATTACCCATCACCATAAGAACCTTTTGGAATTCTGCGCAGCAGTTCTTTAGGAAGTCGTAGTATCTACGTCCTCTAGCTTCTTGTGTAGTGTAATCTGCTAGATTAGGATTGAAGTACTCGAGTTCATAAGCAATGAGAATATCCCCACCTAGGATGAGGACATCTGCATTCTCTTCGTTTTTAAGTGTCAGATCACCGAACTCGAGGTGAAGATCTGAGCACACAGCTACTTTCATTGTTATTCCTTTAATTAAACACTCTTTTCTTTTTTAAACGATTAGGATCTTTCATACACCAAATACAACGCTTTGATGGCGTATCATAAAAATATAGCTTACAATCAGGATACGTGTCTCCACAATTGACACATGTATAGAGCTTCATCTCTGGACCAAGATCATCGTCCTGCTTTTTTGTCTTTGTCATAGATGTTCTCAGTTACAAATACTTCAAACTTCTTATCATCTGCCCATGTCTTTACGTAATCATTGTCTTCATCACAGAGCTTGATGATATGCTCTTGTGTGATCTCATGAGTACTTATAACTGTTTCACCCAACCATTTTTGTGAGAATTCTTTTGCTTCTTTACATACGACAGTATCTTCTGCATGTTCTGCGCATTTAGCTTTCACTACATAACGCATACGATAGGTAGAAGTGCATTCAACAAGATAGTATTTTTCCTCTTCTTGTTTCTCAACTTTACGCATAGTATAAGAGCCATTTTTATTATCAATGAACTCGATGTCGTCACCAACATTCCAACCGGCTTCCATGAGGATCTCATCAGTAAGCGGAAGAATGGTATCATCACCATCTTGAATCAAATCAATAGTATATCTTTTCATCCTATCCTCATCTGCAATAACTGTTTAGCTTCACGTACGGACTTAGTCTTCATTCCATTGATGACGATGTTCTTGTCAGAATAAACCAATACATTACCACCATTAAAACGAAGCAGATAGCAATCTTTGCCATTACTATCTGTAGCTTTCTCGCTAATACGATCAAAAGAGTCTACAAAGCCACCAAATTTCAGAGTGTCTTCGAGCTCTTCAGCCGCTAGCTTACGTATATATCCAATTGGCATCATAATGTATTATACTCCATATAAAGAATTAAGTACACATTTTATTCGTAATCGTAGTCTTCCTCTTCGTACGAAGGATTCGTTTCGATCAGAACTCTACCGAACTGGATGATGCCCTCCCAATCAGGAGTTCCACGACCACCACCAGTTACAAAATCTGTTTGAAAATCTACAATCGCACCTAAACTTTCAATGTCATAAAATGAACGTGCGCGGATATCGCGGATATCTTCAACGCGAATGCATCCAATACTACCAGAATCCACAGAGTGTTTAGTTCTGATGTTCGATCGATACTCGCCATCACCGTATACGGTACCGTACGTAGCAAATCGACGACCATCTGCAAATTGAAATTCACCATCTAAGCATTCATTGCCCTTGATGGTTAGAGAGCAAAATTCATCCCACTCTTCATCTGTCATAACGTAGCAGAGGTCACCAATGTAGTACTTTCCAGCTTGCATCATACTTTTTCTCCGTAATATTGTGCATCATTATCGTATGATGCAGCCGCATAGTTCATCATCTCAAACTCCGCAGAGAACTCAGCGACCATCTCGTCATGCTGAACTTCCGCTAGAGATTCGTAGTGATCATCAGCGATGAGCTGAAGAAGGCCGTTGAGTTCGTCTATCATATTACACTCCAACGTTAGTAACTTTGGAAGGTTTGCGAGAAGCTTGACGTGCTTTCTTACCAACCGGTTTTGACATCAACTTTTGCAGACGCTCTTGAACTCGAGCGATCGCTTGTTCTTTACGAGCTTCACGTTCGACTTTCTTTTGAGCACGAATTGCTTCGCGTTCTGCTTTCTTAGCTTCACGAGCTTTGATCTTTTCGGTACGAGCAGCTTCTTTATTTGCACGAGCACTCGATTTTTCGATCTTCGCATCGTTGCGAGCTTGTTTGAGTTGAGCTTGGAAGTACTGTACATTACCACGTGCAAAATTCAGAGCTTCTTTAGCTTGAGCAAGTTCTTGCTTCAGGGATTCGATCTTAGTCATATAATTCTCCAAAAAATTAACATAATATAAAAGTTATCAACCGAATATTTTTGCTTTGTTATTCAATCGATAGAGTAATTATACCCTAAGCGCAAAAGAATGTACACTACTTTTTTCAACTGTGTACGGAATGATACACTTTTGTGGTTTTGATGGTTTATTACATTCTGGAAACAATTCCGTGTCCTACCAGGGCCTCCTGGGGACCTCCGGGCCGGCCGGATGATAGGATATTCATCCCCCAGATGGCAAAACACCCCAGGACTTCTCCCAGGGTGTTACTTTTTGATAATATTTCCTACCGGAAACTAGTTGCTTTCTTTGTATTCGTAGATTGGTTCATCTGGAACCGTATACGGAAAGGTCACTGGAGTCCTAGATTCAGATGAGGTGTAATACGACTTATGCTTCTCACCAGTTTCTTTATCGGTATACCATTCCCAGAACACCTTACCATCAATATTGTATACTTTACCATCACCGTCTTTAAAAACACTGAAGCATCGTTTGTTCTGCCACAATGGACTACTACTAACATCAGAAACATTTCCCCATTCATCATCTTCACCAGTAAGTGGAGTAATGGGTTTATAAGCTAATAGACGTTTAAGAATGGAGAGTGCATAACTAGCAGAGAATCCAGAATGTCCTTCATCAGCAAACTCTTTAACCATATGAAGTAGATGTTTGTTCATCGTATCCTGCATCTCATCATCACCTAATCGTTTCAATTCATTTTCTGCAAAACTAACTAAGCTCAATTGTATTCTCCCTTATGATTTTTCAATGCGGGCTTACGACGTAGCATACGACCAATTTTGTATAACCATGTCCAATGCCACATATGATGAAAGCCAATAAACACTCTCAGATATGGAACAACGAAACCAATCGATATACTATCTGGTGCTAGATTGACTTCAGCACTAAATGAGAAACTTTCTAATGTCCAAATACGAAATATCAACCAATGTAATGACCAGCCATTTGCATTCCACTCGTCACCTGGACGATACTCATATCGAGGAAAGAGCGGGCAAGCATCGTTGCACCATAATTGATGAAGTGGATAGTGCTCCCACCAATATTTTTCTCTAACAGGACCTTCACTCATATAGCACCTCAGTCAATTGCTTTTAAAAATCCAACGACTTCCAAATAATTTGTGCGAACCACAAGCATATCACCTGCTGCAGTAACAACTACACACTTATCTGATTCTTGATGCTCTAACACGTACAAGATCTGATCGCAATTGATTGATACACTCTTACCACTATTATCTACTGTTGCTGTTAAAATTTTCATAATATTTTTCCTAACACTTTATCAAAGAGTTCATCAAGCTCGGATTGGTAATCATTTCCAATCCTACGTTTTTCATAGATAGTTCGAATAAATGCTTTAAATTCAGTATCTTCGAACTCATCTTCCACTATAGAATATCCTCGACCCTCTAGCTCATTAATCAGATCATCTGTGTCGAAGTCATCTAAGTCTACGTCTACATCTACTGTAATATATGTCATGCTTCCACCTCAGGAACATCTTTCCACTCTGACCATTCCAGATATGGATTAAATCGACCTACATTAACATTAGTATGACCTTCTATTTTTACAGTTGGATCATACTTAACACGATATTGAAGAGTTCTCTTTCCACTAATACCGACAAAATCTTTCTGCACTACCCATCTCAACTCAAACATCACCAATTCTCCCTTGTTTGACGATCTCACGAGTTTTCATTCCACGATTGACATACATTAATGCAGCTTCTTCTGTATCGAAATGCATAATGGTTTTATAGGGATGACCCATCGCTTCATGATGTTCTTTCACGGCTGGTTCCCAGAAAGTTCCTCTTTCAACTCCCATCATCTCAAATTGCACCTCATAATGTACTTCATTTTTGATGTTGGTTTCTTTGATGATTCTATAAGAACCGGTGTGTCGAGTGACATCGAAGGCTAAATCAAATTTATTCATAGGCGTATCAATATAAAGTGGAGTACGGGACAGGAATCAAACCTGCATGGGACAGTTTTGCAGACTGCCGCCTGATCACTCGGCCACCCGTACGTAGGTGGAAGCGGGTGCTGGATTCGAACCAACGATCTTCAGTTTATGAGACTGATGGGATGACCACTTCCCCAACCCGCAATAAAACATGGTGCCCAGGGCGAGACTCGAACTCGCAAAATTCGGCTTCTAAGACCGACACGTATACCAATTCCATCACCTGGGCAAAACTTTGGTGGAAGTAGAGAGATTTGAACTCCCGACCAACTCCGTATGAAGGAGCTGCACTACCACTGTGCTATACTTCCGTGGTACCCTGTCGTGGGAACGATCCACGGACCCTCACCTTATCAAGATGATGCTCTACCACTGAGCTAACAGGGCATTATTCAACTTGTTTTTTATCTACACACGTATCACCAACAAAAACATAAACATCAGAATCGATTCTTAATTGCTCGAATACCTGATTGTTTACACAGATATAAGGATCCTTATGATTTTCCATGTAATAAAAAACACCATAACCAATACCTCCCAATACCATAAGGATAGGGATATACTTGAGATACTTAACGATCTCAGGCAATGCAGAAAGAATCTGCGGTAGATTTTTTAATAGCTCTTTCATACTACTATATATTGGTGCAGACTGATGGAATCGAACCACCTTCATCGGCTCTTCAGGCCGCTGCTATGACCACATCAGCTAAGTCTGCAAGATGTTGACAATTTATTTTACTCTACGCCGTCAACAAAGGCGAGTCCTCACACGCGATTAAATACACCACTCCTTCAGTTTATCCATAGTTAGAGTCTTTCTAACTTCATATGAAGGATGATACTTCTTTACCATCTCCAACACTCTAGGAAGAACTTTGCAGATGAATTCATAATGCTTATCATCTCTACGACTAGCTTCTACCTTGAGATAAGGAGTACCAGTGATATATGCTCTTGCTAAGAACGTTGCTCTGTTCTCTCTACCTACTACAAATTTACGATGATCAGAAAGTGAACAGAGTTTACGTTGCACTTCATACAAACTCTTCGATTCATTTCTTTCTAACCAATCAATCTGCTTCTTTAACTTTGCTTCTTCAAAACGGATTACTTTTGCTTCTAACGTCAGGTGCTTCGATTTGATTTTTAATTCGATACTCATATTGTTCTCCTTGTTTAAAAATTAGACATACAATTTAAACAAGAAGTTTTATGGAGGTCGAATGATCTAGCCAATATACCTCATTACTAGTCTCCTTTTCAAAGTTTATGGTGACTCTAGTAGGAATTGAACCTACATTAAACATTTTAGAGATGCTCGCATTAACCATTATGCTATAGAGTCATAATTATATATCTGAAGGGGTGTCCAACGAGTATCGACCTCGTACCTACTCTTTCACAGAGAGTAATGCTTCCACTACACCATGGACACCATTGGCAGGGATGCTAGGATTCGAACCTAGTCTAGTTGAGTCAAAGTCAACGGTGCTCGCCGATACACTACATCCCAATAAATCTGGTGGAGATGACAGGACTCGAACCCGCTACCTACTGCTTGCAAAGCAGCCGCTCTCCCAGCTGAGCTACATCCCCATATTGAAACACACTGCGGGAATCGAACCCATCGGCCGGAATATAGGCCTACAGCCACCCCTCGTACCCTTGGGATTCAATGTGTTTCAATATGGCCGGTCCTGAAGGAATCGAACCTCCACTTAGTGGTCCGTAGCCACTCGTAATATCCATTTTACTAAAGACCGATAATGAATTATAGCCGGTGTAGACACATCAAGGCATCACCCTATCCCGCTACTCCGTTTACTAAGAAGGCTTTTCGCTACTCAATGATTGATGATCATCTTTCACTACTTTGTTTTTAAAGGCCTCTAGTTGTCCATCCCACTAGACTCTGCTCCTACTATAAATGTGGTGGGTGTCCACGGAGTCGAACCGCGAATGTTTACCACGAGGGACCTGATTTACAGTCAGGTGATGCACACGCCTTAGCATCAAGACACCCATATAGAAGCACACCAGCCTGGCCAGCTTTCGTATCGAATACATTAACGATGTGCTTTTATATGGTAGGTGCGGTGAGATTCGAACTCACGACCAATAGATTAAAAGTCTACTGCTCTAACCATCTGAGCTACGCACCTTCTGATTTTCTGCTTTTCGAAGAGCTTTATTACTCTTTCTATGTGTACCCGCTTTTCTAAATAACGCCATCTTCACGAACGGATTACGTGGAGAGGCGATGCGTTTTCGTTTCATACTCATCTCCTATAAAAAATCTGGCGGTCTCAAGGGGTAACGATCCCCTTCTTCATGCGTGACAGGCATGTGTGCGTCCATGAACACTTTGAGACCAGAATTTGGCTGCCAAGGTAGGGATCGAACCTACGACCAATTGATTAACAGTCAACTGCTACTACCACTGAGCTACTTGGCAATATTAGTTTTGCAGTCTGCACTATTTGCTATGTTTCAACGGATTAGCCTGCAGGACTTCGTTTACCGTCTATATTCATAGTTACTCAGGCATGATCAAGCCCATGGCTTACAAACTGCAAAATTAATATGCTTAGGCTACGTGTTTTCCAATCATCGCCCCTAAGCTGAGTTGTTACCCTGTCCGAACACTAATCGACGCCTTGTCACGTAGTGTCCACGCTGCTATGTTGTCTGAGAAACCGGAGACGCCACTTGCGTAGTGTCTATATCTCGCTAACGGTGCCATAGCCACCGGGACAGTTATCGTCGCCACACGCTACTTTCAGGAAAGTAGTAACCGGAAACCATATTGAAACACACTACAAAACGCTGTCACGCTCAGAGTTCGTCCATTAGCGAAGCAATGTGCTTCAATATGGCAACAATGTTGACTACCCTTCTAGCCCACGGTCAAGTTCTGCTAGTCGCTCTAGGGTCACCAGTAGGTCCTGTTGCAACAGGTTACCGATCATTGTTTACCATATTAAAACACACTAATGAATCAGTCTGACGCAGCCGTACGCTTGGCAAATCGTTTCCAATTTGTTTCTCGCTTTTCTAGGTACTCTGTATGTTCAGAATTCCGCAGTCCTCAATATAATTGCTTATAAGGGCAACTAATGTGTTTTAATATGGTACACCGTAGGAGAATCGAACTCCTCTTACTGCCGTGAAAGGGCAATGTCCTAACCGATAGACGAACGGTGCATTAAACTTTTTAAATTGTAAAAGAGCACTACTTAATCAATCAATAGAGTCATTATACACTGAACTCTATAATTTGTACACTGTTTTTTTCAGACTGTGTCAAAAAAGATACAGTAACAAACAAACAACTATGATTCTTATTTATACATAGAAGGGAAGTTGACAACATTTCCATTCATAAGATTACCAACAAATTCAGTGGTTTCATCTTTAATTTTTTTATCATGCTCATTCATCGCTGCTTGAGTCATTAGTTGGAATACGGTCCAAGTCCACACATTGTTATTCATAGCTTTTCTTATCTCCAAATTTTTCGTTTTCTTCGTAACCTGCCATATACTCTGCAACTTCTTCTTCAGTCAAATTCGTTGCTCGTTCACCGTACCCAGTTCCACGAGGATCGGGATACCAGTGCGGATCAGGTGAACGATTGTAATAGCTATCTGCACTACCACGATCGAACAAACCGCCATGACGACTGCGATCAAATTGGTCTTTCATGCTTCCTCCAAATCTTGATAGTTCATACAAGCTTCGTTAAATGCATCTAATGCTTCGTAGTACTCCGTCTCGTAGAACTTCAGACTTTTCTTGTAGATACCCGCACCAATTTCAAGTTCGTACGTGTATTCATTAAGTCTCCAAAGTACCACACGTTCACCACGACCATTCCTACCATCATTAATATGTTGCAGCATTTTCAGTTTCCTCAATCATCTTAGCACACATGTTCATAGTGATTTGTGCTACTGTAAGAGCTATTGCTTTTTCTTGACCAGTAAACCGCTCACAAAACTCCATCAACTCTTCAGGGTTTTTAGGGGTAAAAAACAATCCAGAAGTTGGTATCATTATGCATTCTCCTTAAATATTGCTGTGTAAACGTACTCACGAACCGCTGTGTCACCTGCTTCATGAAGACCTCGAACAGTCGAGATATCATCTAAGATGTCACGAATTTCTGCGGGTGACCAGTTGAGTTGTTTTGCTGCAATTACTACACCATCGATTACGCGATTACCGTAATCACTAAACATTCCGTAATTCATTATGCAATCTCCTTACCATCAGAACTTACTAACACTGTCTCTTCGCTTTCACGCTGATCCATCATTTCAAACAAGATGAACTTAGCTATGTTCAACTGTTTGCGGATCAACTCATCAGGATTTGTGTTTGCTGAACTCTTCATGGCCAGCAATTCCTGACAATCACTTAAAATTCCTGCAATTACCATTTCTTGACCACTGAGCTTTGCAGTGATAGAATTCATGTACTGCTCACGGATATCGTTTGTAGACATTCCAAACATTTGCAAATCACCACTAGTTGCTTTACTCATTTATTACTCCTTGTTGTTTAATCGATAGAGTAATTATACACTAATGGCCAGAAATGTACACTCTTTTTTTCAAACTGTGTACGGAATGATACAGTATCAAGTTGATAACAAAAAGGATTCATCAAAAGCATTATATACCAATGCTTCTGGAATGTACAATGTTTCTTTTGGGAAACAGTTACTTTAAGACAACTTTTGATCCTTCCCACGAGAACTTAAAGTTATAAACTTTGCAACCGACAAATTTGTTTATCTCATTGATAACATTCTGTCGTTTCTCTGGGGAAACATAAAAGAGGAAGAATCCACCTCCACCAGCTCCTAGGAGTTTTCCTCCAATCGAACCAGCTTTAATGGCTTTATCATAGACGTCGTCGAAGAACGACTGGGATATTCCTTTAGCGATCTCTTTCTTTTCCATCCACGCTTCATGAAAGAGATTACCAAAATCGTCGATCTTACCTTCACCTAAGTAGGTAGCAGCAACAAAGGCGCGATCAACTGCTTTTTTAATTAATTTAAATTTATCACCACCTGATTTGATGGCATCGTTGTGCTTCTTAAGTATCTCATTAGCAGATCGAGAAACTCCACTGTATACTAGCAGAAGATTATTTTCTAGAGTTTGTAGATCTTTTGAATTTGTTGTGGGTTTTAAGACGTTGACAGTTTCATTCGAATTGAATTGAAATAGGTTTAGACCACCAAATGCAGCAGCATATTGATCTTGTTTACCTATAGGATATCCACATCTATCTATCTCAACTTCACATGCAGTTTCTGCTAACGCATTAGGACTAGAAATATTAAGACCGTTATAAGCAGCATCGCAACCATTGACTAACCCCACTGTAAATGCAGAAGAAGACCCTAAGCCAGATCCTTTTGATGGGATATCGCTTAGGGACGCAATTGTGATCTCACGATCAACTTTAAAATATTGTAACGTCTGTTTAGTAATCTCATGGTTCATCATATCTAGATTATCGAGATCTTGTATCTCATCATACATGATTCGAATACCACGATTAGGAGTCTTATGGATACAGACGTTGATGTACTTATCAATTGTAACAGATAGAGCTGCTCCAGGAGATTTACTATAAAACGATTTCATATCACTTCCTCCTGAGAAGAAGGATATGCGTAATGGTGTTTTTGTTACTATCATGTTCTATACGTAAACATCTGTTCAGCTTTAGTGATCTTACGACTCTCAACAGTTGGATATTTTTCTTTTAGTTGTGTTAATAGGTTAGTCCACTTGGCTGCAATCTTACCCCAACTATAACGATGATCAGTGTAGGATTTTACAAACTTACTATAAGCTTGAATATCATCCTCTAGTACATTGCCAATAGCAAAGTCAAGCGCATTATAGAACTGCTGAGCATGGATGTTCTTATCTTGATCTCCTTGATACATAAGATTCAATCCACCTGACGTCTCATATAGAGCACCATAGTTAGGATGAACACATATCAATCCAGCTGACATAGCTTCTAACATAGCACGACATGATGTTTCAAGCCATGTGGATGGATATGCATGAATGTGACACTTCTTTAGATGCTCATGTAGTTCAGTATTAGGCACAAAGCCGTGATAGTTGATCTTTGGATGTTTACGACATGCCTCATAAAGAGGTTCAAACTGTTTATCAGCTTCTGGCCATCCATAGATCTGAAAGCTAGAGAATACGTCTAACTCGATGTTATCATACTTCTCACACAGCTTATCAAATACGGGAATTAGAATGTCCAATCCACGTTGAGGTGTAGAAGAATAGACAAGACGAATCTTATCCTTAGGTTTCTCTACCCATTCTATTGGTTGAATACCAGAATCAATAACAGTATTTTCAGTATTGTATGGCATATTGCATAACAACTGAAAACGACTATATTGCCAATCTGAGATATAAACAAAGTGATGAAACTTATTACGATATGCCTCATCCTTTAGTTTATTACACTCAGGATCTTCTGGCATATCATGCAACCAGTAAACCCTGATCTTTGTTTCATCTAGATCTCTTACACGAGAACATATAATTTGAAAATCATCTAGCAGTTCGGATGGAATGAGTTGCGCTAACTTACGTTTAGCGATCTCTGTTCCACCATTTGCATTTTTACTAATTTCATTTTCTTCAAATCCGGCCATTTTATATCCTTAAATCTTAAATCCACTTTTCATAGAGTCATCATAGAACATCTGCACAGTCTCACGTGAGAACTCACGAAGATCTTTACCGATAGTAGGTAACTTGTAGATCATATCGGGTGTCATAGTAATAATATCTACACCAAGTTCCTTTGCTTGAATATAATTATAGATCTCTCTAGGTGATGCCCAAAGAAATTCAAGGTTTGGATATCGTGCACCACGAAGATTAATACCATCTTGGAAGATAGGAATAGGATCAACGCCTGCATCTGCAATACGACCAGCAAAGATCGAGATGATCGATGGGATATGCATGTTTATATTCTGAATAGCACTACGTACTTGATCGATCGTAAACACTGCAGTGATGTTCATAGGAACTTCTTGCAAGCTTAAACTACGAATTAGATCATAGCTATCATATCCCTTTGTATTCATAATAGGGATCTTAACATATACTTTTGCACCTGCTTCTTTTGCCCATGATTTAATAAGCAAAGCTTGACGTTCCATCTCATCAAATTCATCAGCAAATACTTCTAAACTAATACTCTTCTCAGGACAGTTTAGTGCAATATGCTTAAGAGCGTCTTTAGCGAACTGCTCGTAATCCGTCACTCCGCTCTTCGCCATTAATGTTGGGTTCGTCGTGAATCCTTTTATCATAGGATCTTGTGCCATTCGGATTATGTCGCTCCACTTGGCGCTGTCTGAGAATACTTTGATGTCTTTCATGATCTAACTCCGCAATAAGTTTTACAGCTCTAGTAATAGTTCTAACTATATAATCTGGTTTAATATTAATATGTTCTTCTGGCCAATCAGTCTGTGTTTCACCATTCATGATTAAGATAGTTGTCAACCCAACTCGTTTACCACAAACAATATCTCTCCAACGATCGCCAACAAAAAAACTTTGCTTTACGTCTATTTTATAATCTGTGATTAACTCATCTACCATTCCTGTATTAGGTTTATACCGATAAGAACCCCGCTCTGAACATACTTTAATGTTATCAATCGGCAATCGCTTTATCATTAAAGAATTCATTCGATGAAGATCTTCAAGTTTTAATTTACCATCAAGCACGTCTGGCTGATTAGTAACTACAAAGTTTTTAAATCCATGATTTTTAGTTTCATTCAAAGCAGCTCTTGCAGTAGGATATAGTTCAAAGTCTTCATACTTCCATGCTGCATGCTTATCAACTAATTTAGAGATAACTCCATCTCTATCAAAGATAACAGCTTTTACCATGTTGTTGCTTTCTCTTGAAGATCGGGATGAGATACCATACAATGCCAAACAACAGCTTGAAATGCTTCTGATATTGGTGTAACTAGCTTTTCATCAGTGTAAGGTATAACAATAGCTACATCAGATTTCTGCGCAGCATAACCATCAGGCTTACCTACGATAGATACAATAGGACATCCAATATCTAATGCGTGATCAATAGCATGAACTAGATTCATAGAGATATTACGCTCTTTAGATCCACCACCTACAGATAGAACAACAATACAATCTCCAGCAGATAGACAACTAATTTTTAACCACTCTTTAAATACTGTTTCCCAACCTTCATCATTAGTACGTGCAGTAAGTTCTGACACATTATCAGTAGGAGCATATGCTTGAATGCTACATAGTTTACGAAGATCGTTAACCATATGAGATGCATTACCAGCAGAACCACCAACTCCTAGAACAAATACACGGCCTCCTATCTCACGTGTGTTTGCAAGAATTTCTACTGCTGTATCAATCTTGATATTATCAAGGGAAAGAGCCGTCTTAGAAGAAGAGGCCATAAAATGTTTAACATGATCTGTCATTTGAAACTCCAATTCACTTTAACTATATTATTATATATCAGTACTTTTATTAAGTACACTCTTTATTACATGTGCTTTTCTTATCTTACACGAAACCCATTCGTTATAGTAACTATCAGACAATAACGCATGACGAGAAAATATCTCAAATGTTTCCCAATAAGAACACTCTGATCTTGATTTACAAAGATGCAAGACTTCTCTTATATACTGATCTTCACCGTTTTGCTTAACTTCTTCTTGAAGTGTCGTGCTTGAAGACCAATAATCCATCCAACCAGAATCTACTCTAAGTCTTTTCTTCTTACCTTTAACCATCTTGGTTTTGGCTTTTGTGAAGAACTTCTTTCCTACATACCTTCTTCCAGTTAATGTGTGAGTTATAAGATAAACAAACCCGAAGTATCCTTCGACATCTTCGGGTTTTACTTCTTCATTCGTATGTTGATAAAGCCACATTACCACTCTTCTTCATCGTCATTATCTTCATCTTCCTCATCTTCTTCATCAAACTCTTCATAAAGAGAATGACCACAGAACGGGCAAAATGATACTTCTTCTTCATCAATACCAAACTGTGCAACTGAGAACTCAGAAGTGCATGACTCGCATATGATGATATCATCATTATCGGAAAAGTTCATAGCATTCCTTATTCACACCAAGATTTCTTGGCTTCACCAAAATACGGACGAGCATGACCATTTGCAATCAACTCTTTACTTAGTGACTTACCATCGATGATAACATCACCTAAGACTCTTCCCCCAAACTTATCCCACTCTTTTAATTCAATTTGAATGGTCTTAGCATTTGCTACTGACTTTTTTGTAAACTCAGATGCAGCTGCTGCAAGTTTTGCTTCTTTATCGCATTTAGCTCTACCACCTTTTTCTGGTGTATCTACACCTAGAACTCTAATAGATAATTTCTTAGGAAGTGGATCAGGAAGAAAATTTGCTTCAAACTCAACCGTGTCACCATCTACAACCCGAGTAACTTTATAGTCATATAGATTTCCAGCAAATGCGCTTGTACTCATTAGCATGAGCATAAAAAATAATTTTTTCATAATAATCCTTATAGAACTTGTTTAGCTTTTTCGTAGTGTGCTTTACGATCTTCTAAACCAATTGTGCCACCATTAATCTTCTTAGTCATAGCTACTACATCGTCTTTATCTGCAATAGCATTTAACCCATTTGTTTTCCAGAACCAGCATGCAGATTCAATAGCACCATCTAGTGTTTCTAGGTGAGTGATCGTCTCATCAATTGTTTTACCAATAGCTGTAGAAAATCTAGTGTAATTATCTTTACCAGTAAGTTGAATAGCGCCTCTACCTCTGTGCTTCCATCCATCACCAGAAGCTTCATCACCATTACTCATACGATTAGCATAAACTTTATTTGCGATCTTTTCTGGTTGACGCTCATATTTTAATGCTGTTGCTTCATCTGGAAAATACTTCTTAAATGTTCCAACTAATCCCTTTGCACCATAATTAAGATTCTCTTTCAATACGGTGAAGTCAACCGACTCATGTCCACATTGAGCTAAGAATCCAGCTACACGATTCTTAGTATTGATTTCATACTTATCTAAGTACTTATTTAATGCTTCAGCAAGAGCGGCATTATTCTTATTTCTTGTTGTAATTTTATCTAGTTGCTCTTTCGTTACCTTCATGACTTCTCCTATTTTTTATTATCATTAATTTTAAACTGCGCTGTCTCCCATTATATATGCTTTCCTTCACACATTAATTTATATACCTTACCTCTTGGTGAATCTTCAGGAACATCAGCTATAAACTGACCAAACTCATACTTGTTTACCCAAATAACTTTATGGTTTATATCAGTAAAAAAATCTTTTAATAAAAATATACGATCGTTTCCACAATCAGCTAGACCATAATTAAATATTCTATGGATAAAATCATTTGTAGTGGTGCTTTTTACAAGCTTATCATATACTATCATCGTATGCATAACAGTCATACCGTTGATCTTATCTGTTTCTCCTCTAGATAGATATAGTTCCCAATCATTATGGCGTCCTACAAATTCCCATTCAGTTTTATCATACTTGACATATATGTCATCAGATTCAGTTTTATCAAATTTAAGTCTAAACGGCTCAGCACCAGCCGTGAGTGTTATAAACATCAATAGTGATGCGATCAACCGTTTCATAGTAGCTCCTTATTTTATAATCTATTAAGCCCAAACGTCTTCCCATGTTCCACTCAATGCACCTTTAGCATAATCAGTGGCTCTATTCTCAAAGAAGTTAGTATGCGTTGGTGCATTAATCATCTCCTCAACCCAAGGTAAAGGGTTCTTCTTGACTTTGAATATACCTTTGAGACCCAAACTAATAAGGCGACGATCAGCAATATAACGTATGTATTTTTTAACGTCATCAGCAGAAAGATCTGGCATATTACCCATGCCAAAAGCAAGATCGATAAACTTATCTTCAAGTTCAACCATTCTTTCAGCGATGCTATAGATCTTTCCTTTAAGCTCATCATTCCAGATTTCTCTATTCTCTTCGATATAAGTTCTAAACAACTTAATCATGGATTCAGCATGCATAGTCTCATCAACAATAGACCATGTAACTATCTGACCCATTCCCTTCATCATCCCGTGGCGTGGGAAATTAAGTAACATGATAAAGGAACTAAATAGTTGCATTCCTTCGGTGAAAGCAGAGAATACTGCAATGTGAGTAGCAGTAGAAGCCCTATCGCCATTCTGTGAACTAATATCAAGAACATAATCATGTTTATCCTTCATCTCCTGATAAGCTAGGAATTCATTATATGTTGTATCTGGAAGTCCTAATGTTTCAATTAGATGACTGTACGCAGCTACATGTAGAGCCTCCCGAGCAGCAAACCCTAGAAGCATCATCCTCACTTCTGGTTGTGGAAAGTACGGGAGATAATTCTTTACATAACCGCCCGCCACATCCACATCCCCTTGAGTGAAGAAACGAAATATGTGAGTTAGAAACTGCTTCTGCTCTGGAGTTAATTTCTTCTTCCAATCTTTTACATCCTCCAACATAGGGACTTCTGTATGCAGCCAGTGCGACTGCTCATGCTTCAACCATGCATCATATGCCCATGGATAGTTGAAGGGCTTGAACGATGAACGTTCATCTGTTAGTACACTTTTCTTAGACATATATATTTTATGTTTTATTTGTGATTTTAACTGCAAAAGTGGTGTTTGCAAATTGAGCAAGCTCTTCATATGACAGTCCTGTTGCATCTAGGAATTCCATAAACGCCTTATGTTCATGCTCTTCCCATTCTGGATATCCTTTTAGTTCATCGAAGATAATAACGGTTCCTGGTACTATCCTATCTTTTAACCTATCAAGGACAAATTTAGTTGAAGAATAGATATCACAATCAATATGAAGAATAGATACTTTTTCTAGATGACTAATTAGAAAATTATCTAAAGTATCTTGGAACAATCCGATAACTAACTCTACATTTGGACCACATGATGGAACATCACACGCAAATCCACCAACTGGTTGATCGTACCACGCTTCAGGTAAACCTTTAAACGAATCAAATCCATACCATTTACTATTTGTTAAGGTAGCTAATGTATCAATTGATGACCCAGTTGCTACTCCAAATTCTAAACACATACCTTCTATTTTTGCTGCATCTACAGCATTACTCCAAACAGATCCTCTACTTCCTCTACTCATATTATCACTCGCATGCTAAACAGACTTCTTCTGTAGCTAGTTGTTTTAAATTAATTTCTTGCATAACTTCACGTTCAATTCTACGTGATACTTTATCAGCTTTTGCAAGTTTCTCTGAACGGCAATAATATAGAGTCTTCAATCCTTGTTTCCATGCTTGGAAATGAACAGCATGAAGATATTTGACATTAGTATCAGGACGGAAAAATATATTAACTGATTGAGCTTGATCAATATAATTTTGACGATCTGCTGCATGCTGAATAATCCAGCGTTGATCGATCTCCATCGCAGTCTTAAATACATCTTTTATATATTCATCCATCCAATCTAGATGTTGACATGATCCATCATTTGCAATAATAGAAGACCACACCTCATCATACAACATACCAAGTTTATTTCCAACAGGAGGACTATCGCAATACTTTTTAATGATAGCATCTAAGAACTTATTCTTATTTAATGACGATCCTGAGAGTGTGTCTTGTCTATATGCATTTGCTCTATATGGCTCAATACTAGGAGAAGTGTTGCCCATGATAATAGAAGAGCTAGCATTGGGTGCAATAGCCATGAGATGGCTGAAGCGAAGACCAGTACCTGCAGCATCCGGCGCTTCACCACGTTC